CTCCGAAGAGCAAGATCCAGAAGGTTCCGGCTCCTCGTGTTGCTGGCGATAAGGAACAGGCCGAGAAGGCCAAGCTCGGTAAGACCAAGACTGCCGAGGAAATCGCCGACATTCGTGCGAAGAACCTTGCTCGTCTGAAGGCTGTTGGCCGTAAGTATGCCAAGGGCCAGTATGCCGAGCCGAAGGCCACTGGTGTCGAGAACTTCGATGCCGATGAGGCTCGTGCTTATGTTGATGCTGTCACGAATGATCTTGAGTCCTTCAAGGCTCCGACGTTCCTGACGGTTGATGCTGTCAAGGCATTAGTCTAAGATCTCACGGCCCTGGCCCTTGCTCCAGCGGTTCTGAGTGTGGGATGGATTGTCAGTGACTGGGACGTCGAGAGCTGATAGTCCATCCCACTGTTAGACAATTTCTAAGTATACCATTTTATCACCTAAAAGTCAAGTCCTGGGCGGATCATTGTCTCTGCGGAGCTCTAGGTTCGTCCAGGCATTATTTTTAAAAAAAGTTGACGTTACAGCACAGTCTCAGCTTTACTTTTATCCAGAATGGGCGTAGAGTAAGAATATAGGTTGATGAGGAGGATTGATCATGGAAGTCTACGTCGTGATGTACGGTGTCCAGTATGAGGGCATGGAGTTGTTGGGCGTGTTCTCCGACTACGTGAAGGCTCGTGAGTTCGAAGTGTCCTATAAGGCCAAGCATGCGGTTGGAAACGACTGCGAGTGGATCGAGATCCGTAAGGTAGAACTGAACCGTATCTATGACGGATACGATGGTGTCGGGGAGGAAGTGTGATGGTTATCGTTTATTGGCAACGTCGATCAATATATCAAGTTGGTGCATGGTCTATTGCTCAATACGATAGCGAGCAGGATATGTATCCCGTGGATGATATTCAAGATCGCTCATGGTGGATTGTTCCTGGAACGTTGGAGGATTAAATGACAGAGAAGCCGAAGAAGGTTATATCCGGATCTTACAGCTACGTTTGTCGGACAGCGAGAGCTTGGGTGCACGCTGGATACCGTATTGTCAAGACTAAGCAGTGGGCAGACGGTAAGTGGTCTGTCGTATTGGAGCGCTGAGAATGACCGAGGACCAAATCGAACGTATCGCCGAACGGACCATGGACAGGCTCGACCGAGAGCTCAGCCGTGGTATCATTGACCAACAGACCTACGACCTAGAGGTACGAGAGCTAGACCAATGGTGTCTGGATGAGTATCGTCAGGCTCGAGCTCGACAGTATAGAGAGTGGTAATGGCGGATCATCTCTCTCATTATCTCCTCTGGCGGACACTGATGGATTGTCAGAGGAAAGGTATCGCCACCGAGAAAACTCTGCTTGACTTGGGCAAGTATTGGTGGTATGATGGGTATGAAGGGTTTAATACGGATCACTAGGAGACGAAGATGGATTGGAAGCTGATTGGAGATTGTGTGGCTCTGTTCACGCTTGGTTTCGCATATGGCATCTGGATCGAGTTGTATGTGGACATGGTGCGCTACCGGCGACGTTGGCGTAAGTGAGTCGCACCTTTAGAAAATCGGTTGATGTTCGTGCGGGGGACCCGGAGCCTAGTATTATCTCCACACACCCCGACATGCCCAAAAGGTCAACCACACACCTCAAAAGGTCACACTGACTTTACCGAATGGATTTTAAAAAAATCCGCAACAAAATTTTTTGACTTTTAAAGTTCGAGCTTGACTTCTTATCAAAAGAGTGGTATCATAGTGATATGATGGAGGGAGAAATGCGGACCTATACGAATAAGATCCTAGATCTGGTGGATGACGGACTCTATGGTCGTCTTGATCAAGCTGCACGAGACCTTATTGCATCGCTCCTTATGTATATGTCTGAGGACGATGTAAAGCAGTTCTGGATTGATTATGGTATGGACGATCCCTTTGGAGAAGACGAATTTTTTGGAGAGGAAGATGAAACTTTATAAAATTTCTCAGGAAGAAAACCGTGATTATGATACCTATGATTCTGCCGTAGTCATTGCAGAGTCAGAGGATGAGGCTCGTCTTATTCATCCTTATTGGTATGGAGAATGTCCATATTTCTGGCGTGAGTCGGATGAGAAGTGGTGCTATAAGGCAGATGGTCGGGTTGTCGATACGTATGTGAAAGCAAATTATGGTACGTTATCGTGGACTTCTCCAGAATTTGTTCAGGTAGAATATCTGGGCGAAGCAAAGGAAGGTTCTGTAACTTCTATCGTTTGTTCTTCTTTCAATGCAGGGTAAGATGCAGATCGAATCTAAGCACATTTTGGAGAACTGAGAAAATGTTATTCCATAGCTATTACCGTAAGGGATCCATCATAATCTATCGTAGAGACAGAGATCATGCATGGCTTCGACCATATGATGATTTTTATGCAGGGACTTATCCTTTTTTCATTAATCGAGTTAATCGTCGCATGCGAAAAATTCGAGCTTGACTTCTTATCAAAAGAGTGGTATAATTATTCTATGGTTGAGGAGAAGTGAGATGACAGTCTTTTATTCGTATTGGTATGACAACACTCGAAATATCTCGTTCATTCGTTATCTTAGCGAGTGCATCTGCGACGAAGCTGATATCTCCTACTGGGCAGTTCCCGGGACGTTGGAGGACTAAGATGATTGTCGTTTATTGGCAGTCGGTGTATATCTGTCCTGGCATGTTTGGTCATGCCTTTTATTTCACCGAACAGGATATGGCTCCCTATGATGAGAGCACCGATCACTCTTATTGGATTGTTCCGGGAACACTGGAGGACTAAATGGAATTCTATTCACGAGACACCACGGATCGGTGGATTGAGATCAGAGAAGATCTTTATACCCGACTGCAGGAAGCCAAGGAATATGCAGAACGTCTCAAGAAGCACGTTGCATTTGACCCCTATGATGGGGGACTTAATGACGGCGAATTGAATGCAGTTCGAGAAGAGATCGAATTTCTGCAGGGAATCATTGATAAGATCGATCGATCGTCAATGCGACGTCGCATTGATAAGATCGAGAGATCATAATGACAAAGGACCAACTATTATGTAAGGGCATTCGTGCAGATCGTATTGAGATTGAAGCACAGATATCGGATCTTGAGTCTGATCTTAATAGCCTGCAGCAACTTTGTCCCCATATAAATGCTACTAAGACCTATAAGTCTTCCAGCGGGAATTATGATCCCTCTATGGATCGTCAATGGTTTGAATATGAATGTCCTGATTGTGGAAAGCGATGGACGGAGGATAAGTGATGCACAATCTTACAATCATAAAGTCTCCTACCATTAAGGCTGACTTCTCAGCCGATCAGTGGGAACTGTTTACAATGTCTTTCCCTCGGGATGAAATTGAGTCCATAGCAAATAGACTGAACAATGAACTAGAAGACTATGTCAATAATGGCTATACCATACAAGAGACTCTTAGTGGTATGCATGATATTATGAAGAAGTTTAGTAAATATGGTGCCTATGACTCAGAACCTATTCGCTTTCTTGAACGTGTACTAGAGGAGATCTATAAGTGATGAAACTATCTTTAGAATTAAATTATGAAGCCTATGATGATGCCTTCCTTCAGATGCTCTATGAAGGATATGAAGCCTGTTACTATTCGTTTGTTGAAGATAGTAATAAAATGGCTCGAGATCCAGCACGTTATGAATATCTTGCAGAAGATGTTCTACACAATGCTGCTGTCTGTGGTGCATATGAAACTCTGGCCGAACACTATACTGCTGGGGACGGTCATAAGCGTAAGCTACAGGCCATCCGTGATCGTATTGAATATGGGCAGAAACTCGTCAAGGGTATGAGTAATGGATAGAGAGTTAGTAGTTATCGTTATTGGAGCGATAGCTATTGCAATAATAATGACTTTTGTCATTACCATTGGCGGTGATCGGCAGGAATGGCTTGATCAACATTGTAAGGTTATTCATCGAAATCCCGATCGCACCGTCATGGAATATGACGTATCTCTTAAAATGGTGATGCCCAAAACTTATTTTGGGCGAGTGTTCTATGAATGTGATGATGGAGAATGGCATGACTGATTTTACTACGCTTACTGATAAACAACTAACCGAGGAAATGGATCGTCTCTGGCGCCAGCATATGTATTATATGGCTGCTGAAGGTAATTGGAATCAAGAGGCTGCTGCTCGTGGAGCCAATGAAAAGGAATACTGGGCTTGTGTCGATGAATGCCATAAACGTGGTCTTGAATCGCTATGATCTCCTTTGAGGATACCAGAGAATACGAATTCGTGTCGGAGGATCCGGTAACTATTTCGGACGGTTTGGCTGTTTGTCAAACCGCTTCTTTGGAGATTTCGAAGAAGGTTCCTTCGAACGTAACTGAACTTATTGCCTTCTGTATGAATAGAGGGTATATTAAGGTTAAAGTGAATAAACTAAAGAAACGTAGAGATTGGATTAAGCTATGACTGATAACGAAAAGATTGAAGCTAAGATCGCTGCTATGGAAATGCTTATGATCCATGGGTATATTTCTCTTTCTAAGTATCTGGAGTTTCTTCGGAGTGTAAATAAGTAGACCGTCTCTTTAAACAGCGAAAGCCTATATAATGAGTGATTTTATTTTTAGTAAAAAGTTCCATCTTTGGATGATGTGGATTAATGGTTTCTTTGTATTGTGTAATGCATTGCTAATGTATGTTGCAGATTATCCTACTGTAAATTTTATGTGTGCTCTAATTTCTCTATTAGGGTTTTCCGCATCATATGTTATGTATAAAACTCAATCTTAAACATAAGGAATAGTAAATGACAAACGCTCATTATTATGTTTTAATGCATAAGAAAAAGGGTTTGGTTCTTGGTTTCTATTCTTCAATAGAAGAAGCAGAATCAGCTAAACAGATTTTTTCTAGCCTAAATTCAAATGAATACGTACCCCTCAGTGAGATGGAAATTATAGAAACGAATTCAACCCTACAAAAGATTTAAAAGGAACTCGTATGGCAAAGGCAACTAAAAAATATAATCAGTCTAATTTGTTCGAGTTTAAGCCAGCCAATGATATTTCAGAAGAAGAAATTATTGAGTTGTCTAATCTTATTCGTATTGGCGTTTCTGGAGAAATTTTAAACAAAGCTTCTGACAATCTCAAGAAACATTTTGTTGAGGTTAAGAAGGCAGCATAAAGGATATAATATGTTTTTTGACCCAAAGCTTGTTGTAGTTGTTTTACTACTAGTGGGCACCTTTCAGCCTCGAGCAGCTTTTGCTCTATTGGCTGGTTGGTTTCTATATCATAATTGGCATGCCTTTTTTGTATAAGGAGCGAAAATGAAACTCGTTGCAGCTATTGTCTATATGTGCATTGCGGGAATGTGTACCGAGCAACATGTAGAAATTGAATCTAAAGCATGTAAGATTGGTCCTCTACATGGTAAAGTAATGGGGGCTGAAGCTAAATTTGGTATACGTTGTCAGGGATGATTCAATATATACCAGTCATATTAATTTGTAATTCTATGCTTTCCGATTTTGAATGTAAAGAAGGTGGTCGAGATACAACAATTATCATGGGAGAAATACAAAACACTCCAATGAGTTGTGCAAAAGAAGGCTATGAAAGAATAGCAAAGAGTGCTCTTGCTCCGAGGCAAGGCGATATCTTTTATGTCAAAGTGAAATGTGTTCCAAGGGATATGAGTCGTGAGCGCTGAAGTTATACCTTTTCCTAAAACCAAAAAGCAGTTAGAGTTAGAAACTATGAAAGACTTTGTCAGTAAGGCAAAGACTATCATTGCACGTAGTATTGCCGAAGAAATGAAGCAATACGATGTACCTAATGTAATGGGTGTTCCTGTAGAAGAGCCAAAAACTCGTCAACAATATCAAAACATTCTAAAACAGTTTCTTGAACCAGAAGATTATCAAGATATTCTTTGCGGTATTTTAGATAAAGAACATTATGATAGTCTTGAGCGACCACTTCAAAAGATTATTGATGCATATTACTCGTTCTCATCATGACTGAGAAAAAAAGAATTTGGTTAGAATTATTGCTCATGTGCGGATATTTGATTATCCCATATTTCGATGCAATATATATAACACAGAAGATGAAGGACTCTGGCACCTTAATGGAAGTCCAGTGTCACGATGACCCTAAAAATTGTTGGATTCAAGTCAAGGATAAACGACATGAATGAATGGCAGTATACTAATCAATTTTTTCTCGAAGGTAAAACGCATTATGTAGAGGGAGGGTCTATAAAGGATTGTCCCTATAATTATCTTTCCGTAGATCAGAGCAACGAGAGGCTAGTTCAGTCGGAACACTATCGTGAACGAGAGTGGTATGCTGGGTTCCATCAGGGTTTTCAGGACTCTCTCGAAGCCAAAAAGATCGCTTGACTTTTTTAAAATATCGAGCTATACTATGTATATGATGGTTGATGTGAAGGAGAAGTAAAATGGCTCATGAAATCGAATTCGTTGATGGTGTCGCTCAGATGGCTTATGCTGGCGATGTTCCGTGGCATGGTCTTGGTGTTAAGGTTCTCGGGGATCTCACCCCGGAACAGATGTTGGAAGCTGCTGGTCTCAATTGGGAAGTCCAGAAGTTTCCTACTTTTGCTATTCTGGATGAAAACGATCCGGATAGTGTAATGGAGACAGGTCAGTCTGCTCTTGTTCGTATGAAGGACAAGAAGATGCTTGACGTTGTCTCTGACGACTGGAACCCCGTGCAGAATGCAGAGGCGTTCGACTTCTTTAATGAGTTTGTGATGGCTGGCGATATGGAGATGCATACCGCTGGTTCGCTAAAGGGAGGTCAGATCGTTTGGGGTCTCGCAAAGATCAAGGAATCTTTCGAGCTTTTCAAAGGAGATCAAATTGACTCTTATCTTCTATTTTCTAATTTCCACAAGTATGGTTTCTCTACTGACGTTCGGTTTACGCCGATCCGAGTCGTTTGCAACAATACGCTCTCGCTCTCGCTCAGTTCGAAGGTAGAGCGTATGGTCAAGATTTCCCATCGTAAGCAGTTTAACCCTGCTAACGTGAAGGATATGCTTGGCATTGCAACCGACAAGCTCCAGAAGTATAAGGAGATGGCTCAGTTCCTTGGTTCGAAGAAGGCCAAGACTGAAACGATCGTCGAGTACTTCGAGCGTATCTTCCCGCTGGCTGGTGCTACTTCGGAAGATAAGGTTGAGGGTAAGCGTTCGAAGAATGCCAATATGGCTCTCGGTATTCTCGACACTCAGCCTGGTAGCGAATTCGCTCAGGGCAGCTGGTGGCAGCCTTTTAACGCTGTTACGTTTATGACCGATCACGTTCTCGGTCGTACGGCTGACACTCGAATGCAGTCGGCTTGGTATGGCTACAACAAGGGTCTCAAGACTAAGGCTCTTGAGCTTGCAGTAGAAATGGCCGAACAAGCGGCATAAGTTACAGAGGACGGTAGCCCCAAGTCCAGCTACCGTCCTCGTTCCATTTTTTATATCTTCTAGAAGCTAATTCAGACATACGTTTTCTATGTTCTGAAGACTTCATATGATTTTTATCTCCTATGAGTTTAGGGAGATATTTTCCGCAATCTTTATAAAACCCCTGCTGTTTTTTAGTATTAGCTGCCTTTATAGAGTTTTCTCTTACACGTTGATCTTCTTTTGTCAAACCTTTGTTCCAAGGTTTGGTAGGATTATTTTGTTTTGCTTGAGAAATTCTTTTGCCTATTTCAGCGACGTAAGGATCTTCTTTTGTCAAACCTTTGTTCCAAGGAATAATTTCTTGGTCTGGACAATAGGTTTTTATATCATAATTAAATTCGATAGGTTCGAGACCTAATGCTTTACCGATTGGATCATAAATATCCATGCTGATGCTCCTTCTTAGCGTTAGAGTCCGTAGAGCTCCCAACTCGTGACGGACAATAATATTTAGTTGTCTTTGACCCTTATATAAAGTATAATATGTATACGATTGAAGGAGATATTCATGGCTCGTCGCCCAGCACTCATTAAGCGTAAACCAAAGACTATTCGGGTCTCTCGATCCGAACAGTATATTGTGAACAAGAAATATCTGGGCGACGAGCCTCTTATGACCCAGGATGTCAACGAGGGTCAGTGTTTCACATGGTATAACTACATGTGCACTGCCAATGATGCTCGTGATTATCTAAAGGAATATTTCAAGAACACTGGTAAGCCAGACCTAGCCAAGAAGCTTTCGAGGATCTCCGACGTAGATATTCCTTTGACTGCTGCTTGGATTGCACGTATGATCTCTCGTGGTCATAAGCCATCGGGAACTACGATGCAGTTTTTCAGTTCTAAGATCCTAAATATGTGGGACAAGGCGAAGGAAGAACCCAAGGAGGAATCAGAAACTCCGAGGATTTCTATCCAGGATCGTATGCGTGAGAAAACTCATGATATTTTGGGAGAGATTGAAGGATTGATTGACGATTACATCTACGAGAATGTAGAGTTTTCGATGTATGAGTGGCTGCAGAGCAACAATATTCCTGCAGCCTATGCTACTTCAATCATTGCTAAATTTTCCCCAGTGCTCGACGAATTGCTTGAAGCGTATGAGGGAAAAGATGATCAGCTTAAAGAAGGTTATCGTCACCTTAAAAAGACAGAAATCAAGAAACTCGTCTCGTTCTACAACACCCTCATCGAAGATGCGGAGAGATATTCTTCAAATACGAAGAAAGTTAGAACGGCTCGCAAGCCACGAGCAGTATCAGTTGAGAAGAAGATCAAGGGTCTCAAGTTCCAAAAGGAAGATGCAACTTATAAAATTGCTTCAGTGTCACCGGAAAAAATCATCGGTGCAATGGAACTCTGGACTTTCAATACAAAGTATAAGACGATTACGAGGCTTACAGCGATTGATCGTGGTGGGCTACAGGTCAAGGGAACTAGCATTACGAACTATGACGAAAGTAGTTCTATTTCCCGCTCTGTGGGCAGGAAAGAACCGAACGATTTTCTCAAGCGCATACTTGAGGGTGGTAAACTTGTTCTACGAAAAGTCCTTGATGATCTCAAGACAGAAAAGCCTCTTGCGTATCGTATCAACGAGAACACGATTTTGTTGAGGGTGGTTCAATGAACACTAAAGATGTAGAATTCTACGAAGACTTTAATGATATAAAGATCGTAGCAAAGTTCCTTCTCGAAAAAGAAGGAGTATCAAGGGAAGAAGCGTTGAATGCTTTTTCTCGTATCACAAATTACGATGTTGCTTTGCTTAAGAACATCGTAAATAATACCGAAAGGAAATAAGATGAATAAGATTATCTTATCGACTATCGCTGCCATGCTTATGGGTGGTAGTGCAATTGCTGGCGACGTTATTGCGCCTCCAGTTACAAAGTATGTTGAAGTTCCTCTACCTCCAAAGCGTCCAACCAATTTTGGTAAGATTGATTATCAAAAGGTTGCTCAAAAGGTTCAGGAAGTAACCACAAGGAAGTGATGATGAAGAATATCATGTATGGTGTGATTATCTCTTCAATGTTAACTGGCTCTGCTTTATCAGCAGAGTCAGAATTGAAGTGTTATGAAAATAAAGAATTTATGAAGATGATTGATGATAAAGCTCTTGTTACTCTTTATAATGGTATAAAGAATGATAAGATGAATGAAGTTATGATGTCCAAAGATCGGCATCTGTTTATCATTGAATACGATAAGTCTTCGGATGGAAATGCAATGGCAGCAAAGCAATATTGCGTTGTTGGTGTTTTAGACGACGTTACATTTAATGATAAAGCGATTGAATATCTAGGTCAGTTGCTTGAAAAGGTAAAAGGACAAAAGACATGAGTATTCTTGGACCAGATGGTGCAATTGCTGCTAGCAGTCTCCCAACGGGAGGCGTTGATAAGAAAAAGCCGATTGTAGATTTTCGTATGGTAATGTTTCCTAAGATGATGGTTCATCCTCAGACTAAGGAAATGGTAATGGTTCCAATGCAGGATCTTCAGTATCAACGTGAAGGTTCTACTGAATGGTTTTCTGTTGCTCTTCATGAAACTGAAAAGCACGATTATAATCCGGAGGATAAGAATGAAAAAGGTTTATATAGCAATAGCAATGGTGTGTCTTAGTCTGGGTGTTGCTGGCTGCGCTGAGTTGGCGACCGTCGGTAAGTGCATTGTACGGGACAGTTCTAACAGACCGTGCCACTAAAGAACCACCACATCCCCTAATTGAAGAATTTGAAAACGAAATTCCAAAAGAATAAATAAAGTTTGCCGAGGTCGTTGAGACTTAGCATATAGGTTGGTAAGACAGGGGTGCGAATCCCCTCACCTCCACCATAAACTGATAAAATCCTGTCTATTATAAATAAGTATGATTGACAGGAGGATTAAATGAAACACATACATCATATTGTTCCCAAACATTTAGGCGGAACAGATGAACCAAATAACTTGATAGAACTTACTATTGAAGAACATGCCGAAGCCCATAGAGTTTTATATGAAACACATGGTCACTGGCAAGATTTATTGGCTTGGAAAGGTTTGTTAGGTCTTCTTACTTCTGACGAATGCACTTTTATAGCAATTCGTGAAGGAGCAAAAAAAGGCGCTGCAATAACCAATGCTATTAGATGGGGAAATGGTAAGAAATCTGCCACTGGTAAATGGATAAGATCAGGCGTTCCTTCTCCTTATGAAAAAGGAACAGATGGCAGAAAAATTAGAAACAAGAGATATTGGTTCAATGATGGCGTTTCCGAAGGACAGTTCTCTTTAGAGGATTATCCTAAAGATTGGGTTCGTGGTAGATTAAAATCTGTTATGAAAAAAACGAATCCATATGTCAGTTTATGATGGGGGTGTATAGGCTCGATTATCTACATTAAGGCTTCGAGGAGACCAAAGGCGAAACGTAGATGCAAACGATAATGATGCATCATTTGAAGGTTACGCTCTAGCAGCTTAATCCTCATTGGGTTGGCGACTGACCTAGAAACAGAACAGTCGCATTTTCATTTTGAAAGGATATATTATGAGTAACAAAGACAAATATACGGGTATGCGTGAGTTCAACTTTGCTCTCAGTACTAATGTCTATATCTGCGCCGTTGCAGGTCTATTTCTGGGAGCTATTCTGGGTTATTGGGCGACAGGCGTAATTGAGATCACATTGGCTTCTGCAATTACGTTCTTTGTTCTTTCTGGCATTTTTGGAATGTTTGTATAAACAACTTGCTTTTCCATTCGGATCAGCGTATAATACTAACAATGGTCCCGTAGCTCAGCTGGATAGAGCAACAGACTTCTAATCTGTGGGTCGCACGTTCGAATCGTGCCGGGATCGCCATTTCTTAACGGAGAACAAAATGTCAAACCGTAAGCTTCATTGGTTCTGGAACAGTTCTTTGGTAGACAAATTTCATCAAACGCTTCTAAACCTTTCATCATGGATTTGGCGTAAACAGTCAGGTCGCTAATCTGGAGAATATATTATGGCAAATTATCGTGAAGAAGATCATGGCCTAGCATATTACATTACTCTAACTGTAATATGGCTTGTCTTTTTTGTTGGATGGGTGATGAACATTATTGCTATCTGGAATACAATGGACAATCCTGTAACCGCTAAGTTTATTCTTCGCTGTATTGGTGTTTTTGTTGGCCCTGTTGGTTCTATCCTAGGATATCTATCATGAATAATTATGAATTGCTTTGGGAATGCTTTATGTCTGAACAGATGACTACTGCTCAGTTAGAGCAGCATCTCAAGGAAGATCCAGAGTTTGCTGTATTTGTAAGAGAAAAGCTCGATCAAATTGAGGATTCAGAATGAACAAACTACTGATCTCTGCATTAGTTCTATTCTCTACCTCTGCTCTAGCAAACTATGATATAGTAGTTTCGAAACGCAGCCAGTCAATGACAATTTACGAGGATGGAGAGTTAATTGAACGTTGGCCAGTATCTACAGCCCGGAAGGGATATTATACGCCAACTGGAACTTTCCGCCCTTATTCTTATCAGCCTATACATTATTCAAAGAAATATGACAATGCTCCCATGCCGCACTCTATATTCTTTTCTGGTGGTTATGCTATTCATGCTACCCCTCACGTGGGCAATTTGGGTCGACCTGCTAGTCACGGATGCGTTCGGTTGAGTCCAAATAACGCTTACACTCTTTACAATATGACCAAAGGTGAATCTACGACAATCACAATCAAGGATTAGTTCTATGGACACAATCAAAGAGACTTATGCATACTCTCATGCTAGCACTGTAATGTGGTCATTACAACAGGAGTTGAACAGACATAAGGCTCGAAGATTGAACGATAGTCATATACAACAATATCTTGAACGACGAATAGCCGAATTGAAGGAATATGAAAAACAATGCTTAAAAATTCAGGCTTCATAGAAGAAGTAGAAAAACTCTGTCAAGATAAAAATATTGAATATATTGACGCCGTAGTTTTTTGGTGCGAGAAAAATAATCTAGAAATAGAGACTGCGGCGTATTGGATACGAAAAGACCCAGTAATGAAGTCTAAGATTCAATTGGAGGCTGAAAACCTTAATGTTCTGAAACGTGGGGCTAGATTGCCGATATAAATAGTGGGTGAACCATTGTTGGAGGCTAATATGCGCATAAAAACAATCGGTAAACCCTCACATATATCCCTGCCAATAGTCAAGAAGGCGGCGAATTTTTATGGAAAATATCTCATTGGAGGGGGTAAACTTTACAACAACTTAAAGTTGACTATCCAATTTGAGAAAATGGATCATATCGACGGAGACTACGCTTATTGCGACTGGACTGACGACAGTCAGCAGAAAAGAGAATTTACTATAGGCGTAGATAGAGCTCTTAACAAGAAAGAAACATTACTAGCTTTAGCTCATGAAATGGTCCACCTAAAGCAATATGCTAAAGGTGAAATGAAAGACATTTGGAAGCCAGTACGCATGGTCAAATGGCAGGGTGAAAAATACCTCCACGAAGAGATGGATTATTGGGAATGTCCTTGGGAAATCGAGGCTTATGGCCGAGAGAAAGGACTTTATTTTAAATTCATAAATTATATGAGAGAGGGAGAACCTGAAATAAAATGTCAGCCTTCGAAGCGTATAAAGATTATGGCTCCACAGAAACAACCTAAGATTGCTTCTTCAAACGCCACCATTCTTTAATTTTTTCGGATTGTTGTCGTTTGAATTCTTCGCTTCTGGTTTTGCCTTTTGTTTTTTGTATTCTTTTTTCGATTGTTTCTTTTGATTGTTTTTTGCCAGATGCTTTCGATCGTAACTTTTGAATAGTTTCTTCTGAGTAGACTCCAGTTTTTCCTTTGTTCCAGACGGTTGCTCCATCTGGTCCTTCGCCACCATCCGAGCGATTATGGAGAATACCATTGTTTAAATCTTTTCTTCCATACCAACGTATTAAACGTCGTTCAATAGCGCAAGCACCAACGTTGGTTAGATTAGTTTCAAGAAATATTATTTTTGATTTGTCTTTGGGAACTGATACGCTATGAGATTTATTAAAGGCTCTTCGACCTTTGCCCTTGCCGATATAATATGGGGAGTTGTCTGATGCTCGGATATATGCGTATACGTAATAAATATTCATGCTGGACCTCTTTAACAGGTGTAGAGTCCGTAGAGCGCCAACTCGTGACGGACATCTTTATTTAGGTATTTTGACATGTCAGCCTTTGAAGCATATAAAGAATACGTGGCTTTAAAAAACCACTTCACCAAAACTGATTACGACTACATTAAATACAACGGAAAGACAGGTCTGAAACATACTTCTTTCGAGAAGCGTAAGGATAAGATATTCTTTGAAAAACTTGCTAAGAATGAGAATTATCACGAGTTTCTTGTTGCTAATCTTAGCGATAATCCAAAGTTATGGATACGAGATATTGCATATTCTGAGACCGCCCAATTAACATACCAAAATTGGAAAAAGCGTAATCAGTCCCTCACCTACAATTTCAAAAATGATTTTAAGAAAATCCTACAAGAATCAGGAGGGCAGCATCATCCTGCTGCTTTGAGGTTATATCTTGGCAACGAGATCAGTTTAGAGTCTCTCTGTGTCTTTATTAAAATGACTAAAGCGATGGCTCAGTGGGACTCTAAACTTGAATACGACCCGATATGGGAAGAAGTCCGATTGAAGGTTGTGAAATATACTCCATTTATAAAATATGATATTGAGAAAATCAAGCAGGTAATGCTTGACATAATGAGCGATATGGGGTATACTAAATAATGTTGGGTGATACAAATACCCATCATACAATTGTCATACACTGTTATACGGAGAATATACATGGTAGATTTTAAGTCCCTCAAGGCAGCTTCTGGTAAGAAGTCTCTCGAATCCCTAACATCAGAACTCAATAAGCTATCAGGCGGCGAAGGCAAGGGTGCCGACGATCGCTTCTGGACGCCAACAGTCGATAAGGCTGGTAATGGTTATGCTGTTATTCGTTTCCTCCCTCCGCCAGCTGGCGAGGATGTTCCCTTCGTTCGTATCTTTGATCATGGTTTCCAGGGTCCGGGCGGATGGTATATCGAGAACTCACTAACAACTCTTGGTAAGAGCGATCCAGTTTCTGAGTATAATTCTAAGCTATGGAATTCGGGTATTGAAGCTAACAAGGAAATTGCTCGTAAGCAGAAGCGTCGTCTTCACTTCATCAGCAATATTCATGTTATCAGCGATCCAGGTAATCCTGCCAATGAGGGTAAGGTTTTTCTTTACAAGTATGGTAAGAAGATCTTTGATAAGCTCAAGGAAGCAATGGAGCCTCAGTTTGCTGACGAGGAAGCAATCAACCCATTCGATCTTTGGGCAGGTGCACCATTCAAGCTAAAGATTCGTCAGGTCGAAGGTTATCGTAATTACGATAAGTCAGAGTTTGGTAAGCCAGAGCCTCTGTCTGATAACGATAAGGAACTAGAGCAGATCTGGAAGAGTGAGCATTCGCTTAAGGAATTCCTAGATCCTAAGAACTTCAAGTCAGAAGAAGAGCTACGTGCTCGTCTGGCCAAGGTTCTTGCTGAAGATTCACCTGCAGCAAAGCGTAAGGCTGCTGAGAATACAGAAGTCCCATGGCAGGAAGAAGATTCTGCTCCGGCATTTAAGGCGACTCATGCGCCGAAGTATTCTGGTGATGACGAAGATGACGATGAGTCATTGGAGTTCTTTAAGAAGCTTGCTAATGAATAAAATGAAGAGGGAGCCTTTTGGCTCCCTTTTTTATTATCCCCACATGTTCTTTTTGTAATTCTTCATTTCTTTCCAATGATTGCCACCAATCATTTCAGCCCAATCAGGCCAGCCAACATCATATGTGCCATTGTAGCCGCCAGCACTAACATTGCTGTTGTTATTGACAACTGTAGATGACGAACCAGATTGTTGACCAAATATAGAAGCAAGTATTTCAGATATTGGTTCCTGTTGCGCAATTTCTTGTTGAACTTGGTTTGATACAGCTGCCTGTTTAAGAGTTTGAGTGTTTTCTGTAGATCTACTCAATTGTTCTAATATTTGTGTACTAGATAACTGTTGTGATTGTGGCTGTTCTGCTTGTTGCTGCGGAGCAATTGCTGCAGCTTCGTCTTGAGCTGATTGTAATTGGCCCATCATTGCTGATGCTGCAGCCGCAGCCATAGGATTCATTCCTGTCATCATCATTGTCATTTGTTCAGGAGTTAATCCTGCGGCTGCTCCTGGCATTGCCTGTGTCATTGCAACTGGAGTTGCTGTTGGCATCATCGGAGAACTTGATCCTGGAGTTGTTGCTGATGGTTCAGATCCGGGAGTTGTTTGACCGCCAATTATAGATTGACCACCTTTGATACCTTTGCCACCTATTTGAGCGTGAATATGGTTATCGTGACCTTTGGTTCTCCAAAGAACAGTATATCCTGCAGCTTGAATTTGTTTTGCCAATTCATCAAATCTCTTGCCCCAAACCGGATCACTGGCTTCAGTTATACTACCAGGAGCATTAATATCAATTGCCAACCCATCGTTATGAGCAGAACCAGGATGATGCTGTTCCGGATGAACGCCATTAAACGCTGGATGTTCTGAAACTCTTATTCCTTGTGCTTGTAGTGCTCTACCTAAAGCAACTATGTCGCCTCCAGGCAATGCAGGCATTTTACCAATACCAGCTTCTTTTTCATTGTGATTATGTTCCGCAGCGCCACTTATGGGACCATGTCCGTGTTCGCCACCAATTTTCTCAACTCTAGAAACGCCTTCAGAAGAAACTGGTGGTTGTTCAAACTTAGATTGCATTGGCGAAGATTGTGGAGTTGCTCCACTTTCAGAAGCTCCTTTGGTAGCTCCAGCCCCACCACCACCAACAATCGCTTTTTCTACAGCTGCAACATTCCCTGCTCTTTTTGATGCTTCTCCAGCTTGATCTCTTGGTTTTTCAAATTTATAAACAAATTGAGCAGCCGCTTCTTGGCCGCTAGAAACTGGAGTTTTTAAATAAGATTTCATTTCGCCTTCGGTCAGAGCGTAATCAATTTGCCCTTTCCAATTTTTCTGCCAGTCAGGTCCAGCTGCTCTAGTCATGTCAGTGAATCTATGTTCACCAGTTCTTAAATTATCATGATGTTGGAACAAACCGCCAGATGGACCATTAACGTCGTTGCGATTATATGCGCCTGAATTAAATTTTGATTCATTTTGTATATTAGCTAACATTCCTACAGCGTGTTCGTGGTCTATACCTTTTTCTTTAGTCAGGTAGCTATATATGTCCTTTGCCATAACAGGATTGCTTACCTGTTTGACTCCGCCACCAGCGCCGCCGAGACCTCCACCAGCGCCGCCAGCACCACCTCCAGTCATAAAGTCCATTGCAGTTTTACCCGCACCAAAAGCCAAACCTCCCATAGCCAATGCACCAATACCTTTAACTATGGACATAGCTGTTCCGCTAAGACCAGTTAATAATCCTGGTAATAGACTTTGTCCAATTGAAGATTGAAGGTCTTGATTTAGGCGAAATATACTATTATCAACGTTTGCTATTCCTCTGGCCATATTTTTTATGCCAGTAGCCATATCATGTATGCCAGAATTTATGTCTTGAAGTTCAGATTGAATTGCTTGTAATGTAGAAGAATTTCTTTCAGATACACTTTCGTTTTCCTGCATAACATTTTGAAGATCATTAAGATCCTGTCGCTGTGCCTTAATAGCAGCAGCAATAGTTCCCATAATCTTAGATAAATTAGCATTTCCTCTTTCCGCAGCTTCTCTGAATTGTCCAGCGGAATCTCCCATCGCTGAACGAATTGTGCCTGAGAGTTGCGAAAGTTCTGCTTGTTCCATTTATTTGCTCTTATTTTTGAGTTCTTCTACTTCTTTAAGATAATCAACTAACATCTGAACATAGATATCTCTTTCAAATGGCATAAGGTGTTCAATATCACTAATTGAATATTTATGGTGCTGGGCCAATGAAAATATCGTTGAGAAATAGTTACCCAACGAATTATGACTCAGCGCCATGTAAAAAAATCGTTTAACGAATTCAAAACGATCTCTCGTTTTGTCCCTGCTGTATTTTCATACTTAATTACATATTCGATCTTAGGAATATTAAGTAAAAACTTCTGAATTTCTTCAAAAACCTTAATATTGAGGTTTTCTAGAAAGTCTACTAGATCCTGTTTTTTATAATCGCTTGCTTTATAGATCTGATCTTCATAATAAATTGAATCGATACAACGAACTATGAGCTCAAATATGTAATCTTTCTCTAAACTCAAAAATTCTTTGTCGTCATACAGTTTTGCAGAAGGATATTTCATAACAATACCCGATTTATCGGTGATTTTTATGTTATTAATAATTTTTTCAGGAAAATTTACTTCAATTTTATTGAGATCGATCTCAAAATCGTATGTTTTATCGTCTTCAGAATCTTTGTATGAAACTTTTACGATATTATCCACTGAAATTGACCTTAATTTGAGAAAAATATACTCAAGATCAAAGAGCGCCAGCTTATCAATGTCAAATTTAGAATCAATAGAACAATTATTGATGATTTGTTTGATTGCTGAGAGAATATCCGTTGCCTGTTCACTTTCTTTAGCCATTAATAACAGTTTTTCTTCTTTAACTAAGAAAGGTCTAAACTGAAATTCCTTTTTCAAGGAAGGAACATTTACTCTATAAACTGGATAATCAATTTTAGGCAATGATGACATATTAAAACTCCATTATGATTAAAATATTGATTGTGATGATCCCACACCAACACCTATAGTTTCTCGTTCTTTTGCTGTTGATAGTCCACCTGGTTGCGATCTGGTTCTTAAAATTGATGAACCCTCAATTGTATATTCAGTATAAGCTAAAGAAACATTAATTCTCATCAAATTACCATCACCCCATGAAAGCGGTATTTCTCTTAATGCACTCGGAAACGCTTCAAATAAGTTAATTTTCTGAATTGAGTTTCCATAATGATCGTAAATTACAATTACTATTGTTGATGAATACTGATCTTTGTATTCAGCTGTATATGTTGGCGCTTGACCTGTAGAAGTTCCACTATACTGGAAAATAGATCTAGTCCATTGATACCAATATTGCCAAAATTCGCAAAAATGATCACCAATCATAGAAATATTAGTTTCTTGATATTGGGCGTTTGTTGGTTTCTTTTGAGTTGGACCTATACCGTAATGATTGATGTCTGAAGAAATAAGAGAAATACCAGGAGCTCTGACTTGATCAACTCTGAAAGACATATTTTCAGATATTTGTTTTAACGAAACAGGAGTGCCCTGATTGCCCAAAGCACCACCGTTTTGCGTCATAACTGGTGGTGTTTGAACAAATACCTCAAAAGAATTATTATCTAGGTATCCGAAATCTCTTATATTAGTTGAAAACTTGTTTATGTTAAAAGCCATTTTAGTCCCTAGTAAGGTGGTGAACCAGCATATCTTTTATTTGAGTTTATTTTCCATCTATGAATTGGCAACACAGCAGCCTTTTCCCAATTAGACGGGTCAACTTCATGAAACGAACTTCTAACATGACTATAAAGATATCTCTTTATACACCCATCAACGCCTTTAAAGACGTTTGAATAACCTCTTAAAATTTCATAAGACAAACTAAGCCTTTTATTCATTTTATATTTATTTTCGTCAGTAAATTCTACTAAAGAGTTTAATAACCTGACTCTGGCCAATGCCGGAAGATAATGTAGGTTGATACCCAAAAATCCGTCTATATACATCTCAACGGGCATAGTTAATGGATACATATCGTAAAAAGGAAGGGTGGCTTTGTATTTTGGATCATACAAATAAAGGTACATTCCTCCAATTTGAGGCAATGACATCTTTTTAAAATATTTGTTTGGTTCTGCTTTGGTCTTATTTGATTTTAAATCTTCGACAGAATCATTGAACCAATCCTCAGCTGAAAGAGATTTGTCAGCTAAAGCTCGGGCAGAGGCTCTTAGAAGGTCATTGAACGTATTTGGCATTAATAACCTTTCGGTAATCCTAGTTCGTTTTCTGTCATTATTATGAATTCAAATCCTCTATCTTTGCAGTATTCACGAGCAGCTTTCCATTTGGCTGAATTTACACCCCAAGTCATAACTTCATTAACATATTTTCGACTTTTCTTTTTGCTTTCAGTAATAGTTGGCGGCTGCGTTTGCTTGAAGGGTTTTACCTCTATGAGCACAGTTCTAGTCCCGCCTCCAGGCTTATTCATTTTTGCAGTAAAATCCACATAATAGCGATGTATTCTATTATCAACTGGCGATCTATATGGTATTATAGTCTCCTCTGAAGACCACCATATTATGTTAGGGTCAATATCAAATCGACTCATTACTAATAATTCCCATCGAGAACGATAAATAATGTTGGTTGGATCGCCTTTGTATTTTTGAGGATTCCTTGGTTTAAAATAACCTTGATACTTAGCCATGTTCTATATCACTAATAAATAAACTATATTTATTCAAATAATAAAAGGGAATCATGGCAGTACCTAATTTTCCACAACCACCGGGAAGAAATATCGGAAGCGGGGCGGGCATGACCTTCCCTTCGGATCTCATCACAAATGGTAGAGAATACTATACCGAAATAAACTTCCAAAGTTACGAATATGCCACTGCAACTGGTTTAGGAGCTCTTTCCTTTGGTGGAGGAGTTAGATTACCCATTCCAAGAAGAATTAATGATAATGAAAGTATTATTTGGGAAGAATGGTCAGGAACACAAGCAGCACCACAGCTTTTAAATGCAGGGGCTGGTATAGCTAGCACATTTGGTGCTGGTGCAGTTGCTAGAGTAGCACAGGGACTTGGCGGTGTTATGACTGGCTTGACAGCTGGTGTTGATATGGCTGGAACTTTTACTGGACAATCTGTAAATCCATTCCAGTTTATGATGTTCAAAAGACCAAATTTCAAAGAATATACTTTTAGTTGGATATTAGCTCCGAATACAAGAGAAGATTCTGATAATTTGAAGGATATTATCAACAAATGCAAAAAATCTGCTTTGCCTTCAACTGGTTCTCTTGGTGGCGGATTAATGAAATATCCAGATATTGCCATGGTCAGATTTAGACCAGATGATTATTTGTTCAAACTAAAGCCTTGTGCTATTCTAGGTGTTCAGGTGGACTATACAGGCGCAGGACCATCGTTTTTCAAAAGTGGCGCACCAACAATTGTAACTCTTACTATGCAATTAAAAGAACTTCAATTGCAGAAAAAAGACACATACGTAGAGTAAGACATGGTAGATAGATATTTCGACAAACACCCAATTATCAATTACGGCAATAATAATGCCGTAGATATTACAAAGCGTGTTGCTTTGTTAGAAAAAGTTTCAACAGATCCTTTTGCTTTTTATCCTTATGAAATTACTTCCAACGAAAGAGCGGATCAACTAAGTTACCGTTATTATCAAGATCCATTTAAAAGTTGGATATTGTATCTAGGCAATAAAATAGTTGATCCATATTACGAATGGTATCTTCACACAGAAGAATTCCAAGAGTATATCACCAAAAAATACGGTTCATATGTTAATGCTACTGATAAAATTATGTTTTACAGAAACGATTGGCCAAATGTAGAGGACATTAACGTAGAAGTCTGGAACTCATTACCCAAAACCTTAAAAAACTATTGGGAACCAAATTTTGGACCAAATAACAAAATTATTGGGTATAAGAGAAAACAGGTTGATTGGAAAATAGTAACAAATAAAATGGTTTCCTATCAGGTGTCAAACACAAACTTTATTGTGGACGAAATAGTTGATATTGTATTTGATGAAATTAATTCTGGCTCAGGACAAATAGCATCAATTGCAAACAATATGATAAATGTTCAACATGTCAGCGGATCATTTTTCACAAGTGCCACAGTAGTAATTAAAGAAAATAGTTATATATACGGAAGAGAAAGCACAGTGAATACAGTTTTCACTTCTGTTACTTCTGTCGCTAATAATCTATCAGAAGAAGAATATTCTTATTGGACTCCGGTTACTTATTTGGAACATGAAAATGAAAAAAATGAGTTCAATAAATCTGTAAGAGTTATCGATAGTAGCCTCAAACAAACCATGGTCAATAATCTAAAAGATTTGATGAGAGAATAATATGGCTATTGGTGATATTAAAATTTCTTCATTGAAGGTTGGACAAATGGATTTGATCCAAGGGGGAAAGGTTTCTCTCGTTGGTTTCAACATTTATGAAGATATTCTAAATCCTTATGGACCATTAGCTGAAATAAGAGTTCTCGATCCAACAGATCAATTGGGCAAAACAAAATTAAATGGTTCATACGACCAGGATGTTGAGATAAATTTTTCTGGCGACAATTCTATAGCAGGAATTGGTGGCGGACATAAATTAAAGATGAAAATGTTTCACAACAAAGATTTGAACGATCAATCTTTGAATAACGTTGGTTCTGGACATCACAAACAATATGACATTAGATGCGTTTCGCCAGAGTTTTTAAACGCTCAAGGTAACTATGTTGAAAAAAGTTTCAATCAAGAAACTTCTGAAGCAGTAAAACATATAGTTGAAAAGGGATTCAAATCTAAAAAACAATTCAATGCTGGTAAGACCAAAAAAAGAAGATTGATAATTCCTAAGTCTCATCCTCTAGATGCTTATAAACAAATAAGCACTGAGCATGTTTCGGACAAATATGAATCCTCTTGTTTTGTGTTATTTCAGAAATCAGGTCAATCTGGTGGTGAATATGAGTATCACTTTAAAACTTTCGAAGAACTATTTGAAGGCTCTTCAAAAGTAAAATTAAAACAAACCACTAATTTGAATTTTGAACTCAATAATAGACAAGAAAGACAAAATTCTGTTATGTGGTTCAAACCATCAAAGTCTTTTGATAGTGGTCCAAGAGCGTTAGATAAATCTTCAGAATATACTTTTGATTATACTACGCATAAAGTTGTGGCTGTAAACCAACCAAAAAGCAATAACAAATTTAAATTTGCAGATAGAGATCCAGTTTATAACAGTTCGCCTTCATATGTTGATAAAGGCGTACCAACTCATTATGTGCATGATAAGGCAAACAATAAAGAAAAACATGAAACTGCTTCAGCTATGACTAAACGAGCAGCTTTTTTATCTCATCTGGCCCAAAATTCTGCAGAGTTTGAAACTTATTATAACCCTGATATCAAATTAGGAGAAATGATAGAGCTTGATATTCCCACAAAAGCAAACAGTGATTGGGAAGGTGGCGAAAAACAAATGAATGGTAAGTTTTTGGTTGTTGCTATTAGAACAAAATATAGAATAGCAGCTGAACCACCTCATTGCACTATGGTAGTTAGAGTTGTAAAGGCTTCTTATAAAGAAGGTGGAGGAGGTCAAGCATGACATTTCATATAGCAGAAGTCAGAAACTTTGAAGACGATCCTACTAAATCAGGACGTGTGAAAGTTAGAATATACAATAAACATAACGACGAACAACAAGTAAAGGATGATGAGTTGCCATGGGCCATGGTGCTTCATCCAGTCACTTCGCCAGCAACGTCGAGAATAGGAATATCTCCTTCAGGTCTAGTGGTTGGTTCTAGAGTTTTGATTATATATTCTGAAGAAGATCATGCTAAACAATATCCTATTGTTATAGGATCATTGGCAAGAGGTGATATGCCAGAAGGACATGAAGATAGTAATGGCGGTGTAGGAACAAATACTGATGATGCTAAGAAAAATTCTGGCGGTAAAATTAAAAAACCAGGCATTGATAATCCAGCTTGGACTAAAAAGGATAGTAATTAATGGCGCCTAAACCAGCTTTTGAAAAAAATAAAAAGAGAGTAAGTCCGAACAATCAAACTATTGGTGGTAAAAAACCAAAAATTGATGCTTCGGTAAAATATGCTGATGCGCCAGCAGTTAAGCCAGACGATTCAAAAGAACTTTCTGATGTCAGAGATAAATTTGCTCCTAATGCAGACAAACCAACAACTGCTTCTGGTGATAAAGGTATCACAGATTTACCGCAATTAGTAAAACAAATTGATCCTCAAGGTAAAGCACAAGTCATACCACAAATGTATCAACAATTGATGCAAATGACTAGTATATTGTCTATGGGTAGTGGTTTTGGAGGTGGTGGTGCTGGTGGGCAAACTGGTTTAAATCAAATACCAGTATTACCTTCTGGTATTTCTTCAGTATTAGAAGATTCTTTTACTGGTGCTTTGGCTATTTTGGTTAGAAAATATGGATTTGAAAGAGTAATACAAGTTTTTGTTGAGTTACTCTCAGAAAACAGAATAAATCTAGTTGATATTAGATATAGAAAAATTGTTGAGAATGCTATGGCAAACTTGATAAAAGTTTGTCTATATTATGGACCAGAAGATATTCCTGTGTCAGTATACGAAACAGTTGTATTTGGAGTTGATGTGCCCGATCCTTTGGTAGATCCAGCTGCTGTTCCTGATTTTTACCAAAAACAATACTACACTTTAGCAACAGACCCGTATCCTGGATACTATGAATGGAGATCTCCAGCTTCTACGGATAAGGTTTGGACAAAAAAGGAAGAAAATTCTTATCACTTTTCTTCATCAAGTCAAGAAATATACTCAAATTCAGAATTGGGATTGGCAGAAGATCTAGATCAATATGTGAAATTACAAACACCACAACCTAATTTGGAAATTGGACCGCAACCTATTTTGACAATTGCAATATTTAATGAATTGTTGATAAAAAGATCAAACTTAATAGAGCAAGATACATTAAACAACAACATGGGAAATAATTCTGGTGGTAACTCCGGCAACAACGGAGGAAATAATATGGCTGGTATGATGGGTGGCCAATTACAGCAATTATTGCAAATGTTACAATCTGAACAATTACCAAAATCTGTATTGAACCAAGGCGAGATTAATAAAGCTTTGCAACAGTATACAAAAGATATGTCGTTCAACAATCAGCTCTTTGAACTAGGAAATATGGCAATGGGCGGTGGTTTGGGCGGAGCTTTAGGATCTCTTGGAAACATGGGAGGCTTATCGAATATCATGGGAGGGTTTGGAATTGGTGGAGGAGGTATTGGTGGTATCCTAGGAAATCTTGGTGGTGGAAGTCTGTTAGGCAGTTTCGGTGGTTTTGGTGGCGGTTCCAATGGCGGTGGCGGTGGGGCTGGTTCAGGATTCCCACAAGCTTCTGGCGGTGGCAGTTATTCCGGAGGAAATATTTCAGAAACAGGATTGACAAATATTGAAACAATGTTAAAATTATTGGGAATATCGTAAATGGCTAATGATAAAGACAATAAAAAATTACCAAAGTCCGGAGTTGATGAGGGCGATATTGTTCCAAAATATGGATACATTCACGGAGAATGGGATGCATTAGGTGGTCATCATTTCAAATATCGTTATCCTGACGAAAACGAAAAATCTTATTCTGAAGAATTATTGCCTAGTGGAAGCTATCATACCACACAGCACGATTCTGATAAAAAAGAAATACACACAAATCTAAAATCTGGTGAATATAGAGGATATACTGCTGGCGGGCATGCTAGTCAAGTTGATGGTCATTACGATCATAATGGTGAAAAAACTGGTAGAATTGAATACGGAAAAGATTTTGGTCAAGCAACTGGTGGAAAATATTACAGAGGTACACAAAAAGAAGAAATCAAAATGTCTGGAGGCGCACAATATAAGTCGACCCAGAAAGCCTCTGATTCCGTAACTTGTAAAGTAAGCTCTGGAACTCTTAGAGATAGATGTAAAAAAGATCGCTTTATGGCAACTGAAGGCGAATATGTTTCTATGGGTGAGAAAAACAAAATCGAAGTATTTCAGAAAGACGTTTCTTTATATGCAGGTTCTAACCATGATATTCACATAAAACAAAAGGGCAAAATAGAAACTGGTAGTACCATGATGATCCAAACAGGATCTGATGCTACTATTAATTCTGCAGCTAAGATTATAGGAAAAGCACAATCTGATATTACTGTCGAATCACAATCAAAAATTACATTAAAAGTTGGTGGTTCCAGTATAGTGATAGAAAGCGGTTCGATTACTATTAAATCTTCCCAGATTAAATTTGAACAAGGTTAAATAGTAAATGAGCCAAGCACATAGACACAGCGATCAAAGATCTTGTGGAGCTACTACAGTTGTTAGTGGTCAGAATTTTGTTACCATCGAAGGAAAATTATGGGCTGTTGAAAACGATCAAAATACACATGGTGCTGGCGGTTTAATAGCTTCTAAATCGTATATTACAATTGCTGGTAAAAAAATAATAGTGGTTAATGATAGTGCTAATCAGGACAATTTATGTCCAACAGCTGGCGGAGAACATTGTAATCCCAAAGCTTCTTCTGGAAGCAGTTTAGTAGAAGTAGGATAAATGGCAACAACAAGAGCAGACGCTTTAACAGGCACATCAAAACAAAAAGAATATTTTTCGGATTTTTTGACAGGTTTTGACATCACTCCATTTGGTAATCAACTTGGTAGAGTTACTAACGAGCAAGCAGTCAATCAATCGTTAAAAAATCTTATAAAAACAAATCTTGGCGAGAGACCTTTTCAGCCAATGGTAGGCTCAGATGTGTATTCTATGCTTTTTGAGAATCAGTATCCTGAAGATATTTCTCTTCTGGAACTTTTTATAAAAAATACTATAGAGAACAATGAACCAAGAGCAAACCTTTTGGGTGTTGAAGTTAAAATTCAGCCAAACGAAAACTCTTTAGAAATAAGTATCTATTATACTTTAATAAATAATCCAGAACCTATTACTCTTACTGTCCTATTGAAACGAGTCCGATAAATGGCAGCAAATAGCTCACTAACACTTAGTTCTTTAGATTTTGATACTCTTAAAGAGAATTTCAAAGAGTTCCTAAAAACTCAGTCTGTTCTCAAAGATTACAACTACGACGGCTCAAATATTAACGTTCTATTAGACGTTATGGCATATAATTCATATTTGAATTCGTTTTATCTCAATATGGTTGCTTCTGAGATGTTTCTTGATTCAGCTCAGAAATACGATTCGATTGTGTCTCATTCAAAAGAGTTAAATTATACCCCAAGAAGCGCCCATTGTTCTGTTGCTAATGTTTCATTCACAGTTGAAACAACTGGTATTTTGGGAAATCTTACCATTCCAAAGGGCACTAGATTCTCAGGGTCAAACTCCAATGGTTCATTCAATTTCGTAACAGACTCTAGAATTACAGTCACCTCAACTAATAATATATTTACAATAGATAACCTTCAAATTAACGAAGGTATATATTTCCAAGATTCATTTGTAATGAATTATGATATTGAAAATCAATTATTTGTTCTTTCTAATCAAAATATTGACACTACAAGTTTAGAAGTATATGTAGTTGAAGATAACGGTTCTACAAACACAGAATTTACACGTTCTGAAACCTTATTTGAACTTGACAATAAATCAGAAGTGTTTTTCGTTCAAGGTTCTGATAGCAACAAATATGAAGTTGTTTTTGGTGACGGTTATTTTGGTAGAAAGCCTAAGAATGGGTCTACCATTCTTGTAAAATATATTGTTACCAATGGTTATCTTGGTAACGGCGTTGAAGAATTTACACTAGATGACGATATTGGACCATTTAATAACGGTGTCGCTTCACCCTCTTCTATCACAACAGTTTCTCCCTCTGTTGGTGGTTCTGCACAAGAATCAATCGAATCGGTAAGATTCGCCGCTCCAAGATATTTTGCTACTCAGCAAAGAGCAGTTTCTTCAGACGATTATGCTGCTCTTGTTAAAAACAATTTCGGCGGAGAAATTCAAGACGTTGCCATATTTGGTGGTCAAGAAGTTGAACCTAAAAGATATGGTAGAGTTATTGTTTGTTTAAAGCCAGTTATTGGAACTATTGCTCCTGACTATTTGAAAAATAGAATCATTAACTTCCTTTTAAGATATGTTGCTCTTCCTAACAGATTAGATTTAACTGACCCAGAATACATATATGTCAAGCTTGATACAGTCGTTCAATATAACATATATACTACAAGTAAATCTGTTTCTGAAATTAATACAGAAGTTTTGAACTCTATACTTCAATATAGTTCAGATCACTTGGAATTATTTAATAAAGATTTAAGATTCAGTCGATTAGCTACAGAAATTGATGATTCTGACACTAGTGTGGTAAGTAACCAAACACATTTGAGATTAATTAAAAAAATTGCTCCTTTATTAAATTGGCCTACCACATATAGCATAGCCACAAAAAATGTTATTATGTATGAGACTCCAACTAAAAAAGTTTATGAAAATGGAGTATTAATACCGCACGCTGAACTTTATTTGTCTAGTTATCAAACTCATTACGATCATGCTTCATTAATTTCTTCAAAATTCACATACGTATATAATGGTGTTGAATATACCGATGCATATTTTGCTGACGATGGACAAGCAGAAGAAACTGGCGATGATATTGGTAAAGCAATTATTAAAGTTTATGCTCCAGTAAATGGAGTCATCACACCTATTGTTGAAGTTGGTAAAATTAAATATAGTGATGGATCGTTTACTTTGAACGATATAACCATTTCTTCTTACAGTGGTGAAATTGCAATTTATCTTCGCAATGAAGATGTAGATATTTTTGCTGGCTTAAATAATATTATTAAAATAGTACCTGAAGATGTATCTATAACCATAATCGAAGCTAAAGAATAATGGAATTTTCAGTAGAAAAATATATCTCTAATTTCGTAGAGAACCAATTCCCGCAATTTTATCAGGAAGATGGACCAACCTTCATATTGTTTATGAAGGCATATTACGAATGGATGGAAAGCGAAGGCAACCCTATTGGCGAAGCCAGAAGCTTATTCGACAATAGAGATATCGATAATACTACTGAAGACTTTTTACAGCACTTTCAGAAAAAGTATCTGTATGGTATTCCGTTTGATATCATTTCAAACAAAAGATTTCTACTAAAGCATATTCTTGACGTTTACAGATCTAAAGGGTCAATATACTGTTATAAGCTTCTTTTCAGATTAATTTATGACGAAGATGTAGACATTTACCTTCCAGGCACTGATGTTATGAGAGTGTCTGATGGTAATTGGTATAAGCCCCAATATCTAGAAATTACTGATAATGATGTAATGAAAGATTGGGTTGGTAAAACTATTGTTGGCACTTCTTCTAATACTTTTGCTGTTGTTGAAAATTATGTTCAACAAAGATATAACAACGATATTGTAAATCTTGTTTACATTACTAATGTTCTTCCAAACGGCGGCGAATTTATCATCGGCGAAAAGATAATTCGTTATGACTTTTTTGCTAACAGTGAAATAAATTATCAAGCTCCAGTAGTTCTTGGTTCTATGTATAATCTTGACGTTACTATTGGCGGTCAGGATTTTAATGTTGGCGACGTTCTAAAACTTGTTTATAGAGATCCCATTACCGACGATATTATTTCTTATGGTAAAGAAGGTCTAATAAGAGTAGCAGAAGTATTCAAACAAATTGGTGCTTTGACAATTAGAGTTCAGAGTAGCGGATTTGGTTTTACAGCTAATTCTCTCACATTTCTCTATAATGACACATATGATAAAACAGGTACAGGCGGCGGATTCAATATTCGTAACCTTTATTCTAAAAGATATGTATTATATAATGATGATATAATATACAACTATAAAAGAGTTTATCTAAACGATGCAACTTTTGGGTTTGATAAAAACCTAATTGGTAATATCAATTCAACATTAAATGACGTTTTGACTTATAAAGGTGGTACTTTTGGTAGAATTCTAAATCTTAGAAATATTAAAATTGGTAACAATTATACTAAACCAGCTACTACATTTACAAGATCAGTAATTACATCTAATGAATTGCCAGGAAAAGTCACATATTCTGCAGACGCTCTGGAAGTCAGAGAATTAATTTATACTGGTATTGCTACAAATTATAACAATACAGATATTATCACTGTAGTAAATTTAAGATCTAATGTTAATATTAGAGATGCAAGAGGAACTACTGATCCTGCAGAGCTTCATGATATTGTTTTAGTAAGCAACGGCGCAATTTATCAATTTTATGCAAATTCTCAAGGATTTAGTAATACCTCTGATGTAATTTATATTTATCAAGCAGACGATTATTTTGCAAAAGGCGATAAGGTTTATTACCAAGTTCCTACCAATAATACTGCTTTGAGAGGGCTTACAGGTAATAATTATTACTGGATTAATTTCGTAAACACTACATCTATTGCTTTGACTGCCAATGCTCTTGGAACTAATGCTACCTTATCATTATCTACTAATAGCACTGGTGGAAATCTATCATTTGTAGTTACTAATCCAGGAACTAATTTTATTAATTTGAACCCTACCATTGTGGTTTCAAATTCTATTGGTGGTAATTCAAGCGGTAGTGGTGCAGTTTTTGATGTTGGGTTTGCTTATTATGTTACTGGATCAACTCCTGTTCTTGGCGCAAATGTGGATATCCTTGCAGTTGTTCGTGAAGCTGATAACCCAGCAGAAACACATTATATAGAAGACGAAACAGGAACACAGTTTGCATTTTATGCGAACGGTAATGGCTTCAGTTTGTTGGGAAATTGGATTAAGCCAATAAAGTTGAGCCGAGGATATAACGTTGCTAACGTTAGCATTAATAACACTGCTCCTGGCGCAAACTCGAATGAAACTCATAGTATAGTATTGGTAAGAAATAATGTTTCTTATAATTTCTATGCTAATTCTAGTGGTTTTGATTATAACACAGATACTATCAAAATAAGCTCAGCCAGTAGCTATTTCGCAAAAGGCGATAGAGTTTATTATCAAGTTCCTAATAGCAATACTCCGCTAAACGGATTGACTGGTAATACATATTATTATGTGAACTTTGTCAATAGTTCTAGTATATCATTAGAATACTCTGAATTGACTTTTGGACAAAGAATTGAATACGTAGTACCTAATGGCAATACTGCTTTAGACGGTCTGACAGGTAATTCTTATTACTATATCAATTACACAAATAATTATATTGTTACTCTTACTAGTGACGAAATAACAAATGCTAATTTTGGCACAGTGTTCTCAGAGGTTTTTGAGGCGAACGATGTAATTTGTTTCCAAGCGAATAGTGCAGATTCTAATACTGTTGAATTCCAAGTTATTAAAGAAGTTGTTAGCAATACAAAAATGTATCTGTATGGAAATACAATTTATAATTCAACAGATAAAGCAAAATATTTTATGGCTCCAACAACTATACCTGCCAATTTTGCCAAATATGACACATTGATGTATAGTGCCAATGGTTCTATAAATGGTGAAAACGAAAAAATCACAGCTATTCCTAGCTCAGGAAATAATGCTATTAAGTCTGTTACTAGTCTTGATTCTGGTATTGGTTATGTTGAAGGCGAAGAAGTAACTGCTTATTTGTATAATGCAGTTTCAGATGCTATTACAATTGTTCAAGGCGGAACTGGATATGCTAACAACGAAAAATTGGTTTTCGCTGGCGGAGATCCAGGAACTATTGCCACAGGATTCATAACTACAAATACAACAGGCGGAATTGTTGACGCAACAGTATTGAATGGTGGATCGGGTTACAGACAGGCTCCTCAGGTACTTGTCCAAACAAAAAATGGCAAAAATGCATTTTTGACTTCTGAATTGGTAGAATTTAATACTCTGGTGGAAGTTACTGGCCTTGTCAACAAAAAAGGTATAGGAGAAGGCAAAGGATTCTGGAATTCTACAAGAAGTTTCTTGGATTCCGATAAATACATCCAAGATAGTTATTATTATCAAGATTATTCTTATGAAATCAGGGCTGCAAAAAATCTTTCTAAATACAAAGATATAATTAACGAAACTTTCCACTCTGCTGGTTCTGAATTATTTGGTAAGTATTTATACAAAGATCTAAATACTTCTATTATGCAAATCGCATATGATCAATCATATGCTAATACTGATCCTGTTACACTTTATACTCTAGTTTCAGGAGATTTTATTACTTGTGATGAGGATCATTTCACAGTAGATACATATGTTTATGACTATTATGAATATGCTGATATTCCTACAGTTTCTGTTGATAATATTGCAATCAAAGTTGACAATATAACTAACAGATCTGATTTTATTGTTATCTCTGTCGATAGAGATTTGAACTCAAATGGGGATATTTACGTTCATCTAACAGCAGACAGTAATTCTAGATTCGTAACTTCGGATATTATTGCTTATTAAAAGGGGACAAATTTATGGGTACATATCAAGAAATTGATGTTGGAACGACAGCTAATGATGGAACTGGCGATCCACTAAGAACTGCTATGATTAAGGTTAATGAAAGTTTGGCTAATGCTTTCAGTAATCCTACAGTCACTAGTTGGGTAACAGTTGGTAATGCAACGTCAAATGTTATCCTTACTTCAAATTCAACAGCGGCTCCAAGCGTTCAGGTCGCTAATGCTACAAATTCTTCAAAATCAGTAGTAAATACATACACAATTCAGGTTTCTAACAATACATATACTGCCAATTTAACAGCTGCGCAGCTTAGTATCGGAAATACAACCTCTGGAGCTTTTGGGGCAACAGTAAACAGTTCTGTTATCGCTATTGGAAACGCAACATCAAATGTATTTGCTAATGGAACTAATATTTCTATTGCTAATAACACTCAGGGTTCTATAGTTATTCATCCAAATAGAATTCTTGTTGGTGCTAACGTTAGCATTAATAACCAAGCTATTTCCTGTGGTAATACATCAGCAAACTTGCTTTTGGATTATAGTATTGTTCGTGTTGCCAACGGTACTTCTGGTCAGGCTAATGTTGAACCTGGTAAAATAACCGTTGGTGCTAATGTTACTATTAATACAACTATGGCCACTCTGCCGGCAGCTAATGTAGTATCAAACACTGGATTTACATTAGGTTCGCATACAGCCGCTGCTAATGGTTACACTTTTCTTCCAAACGGTCTAAAGATGACTTGGGGATGGGTGTTGTCTAACACTAGCACTGGTTCTATATCTTTTGCAGACGTTTTTAGTACTGCAGTATTTTCAATTACTGCTACAGGTAATACTGCAGATTACGTTTATTTTACAGCAAGAACAGTAAGCGGTGCAACAGTAAGAACTTCTAATGCTACTGCAACAAACGTTTATTATATTGCTATCGGTAAGTAAGGGTTATTAAATGGGTAAGTTACTACCTACATACAAAAAAGCTCTCATTGATGAAATGAAAGATAATATGTTGTCAGGCTCAAGCGATTATTACGCTTTTGCTGCTGATCCTGTTTCTAGCCTTACTGTCCCCACGCTAGCAAACGACGATTATGACACAAATTATCCTGTTTGGTCAATGCTTTTTGGTAAACGACTTACTTATAATGATGTTACATTAGTCATAGACAATAAACAATGGGAATATGGAAAAGTATTCGACGAATATGATAATACCTCAGATACATTACATTCTAACAGTAATTTTTACACTGTGTGTATTCCTGGCATTGTTGGTGGCAACTATTTGATCTATAAATGTATAGATAACGCCAATGGCGCTCCTTCTACAATTGACCCAAGCACCATTGGTGACCCTCAAGGCAAATTGTCATTTCAAACTTCAGATGGTTATGTTTGGCGTTATGTTTATTCTGTTTCTTCTGCAAACTACGATAAATTTGCAACAGATGACTATATTCCAGTTTATACAGATCAAAATATCTATGCTACTGCATCAAGCTATTCAGGCGTAGAAGTTGTTGTCATTACTAACCCAGGATCTGGTTATGATGCACACCATGACGGTATTGTAGAAGCTGTTATTAACAGTACCATGATTCAGATTTCTTCAAATGCATCATCTTTCAATGAATATTATACTAAAAATGGAATTTATATCTATAACACATTAGAAACAACTTCTCAATTAACATATGTGAAACAATATATTTCTAATACTACTGGTAATTTCGTAAGAGTGCAAGACGAAGGAATCAATACAGATAATATAATTGAAGGCGAGACTCAATATAAAATCAGCCCAAGAGTAGTTTTCAATACAGACGCTGATCTCGGAGCTCGACCAAAAGCTTATACTACAATCAATCCTTATCAGAATTCTATTGGTAGTATAATTATGCTTGACATTGGAACTGGAATCACAAGAGCCAATGTCTCAATTCAGAGTAATACTCTTTGGGGATCCGGAGCCACAGCTTATGCTATTGTTCCTCCTCCTGGAGGGCATGGAAGCGACCCAGCATCAGAATTAGACGCCAAAGGATTCTGTGTAGCTTTTAGATTTTCTAACAACGAATTGACCACAATACCAGACAATATTAATTACTCTAAAATCGGTTTAATGAAAAATCCATACGCTATGGATATAAATTTCGAAAAAAGTGAAAACAGGTATCAAACTAACACTTTTAATCAACTTTTGAAATTTGATATCAATAACATATATTACACTTTCAACGTTGAAGATGTTATCTATGGAGAAAGTTCTGGCGCTAAAGGAATTATAGCCTTTGTTAATTCTAGTGCAATGTATGTAGCCGGAGACAGAAGTTTTGAAGATGGTGAGAGAATCACTTATGAAGATGGTACACCTACCCTCAATATAACTATAAGTGCAGAAGGCGCAATTTACACTAAAGACGTTAGACCTCTTTATGTTCAGAATATAAATACAGTTGAAAGATCAAACACACAGACTGAATCGTTCAAGTTGATTGTAGAATTTTAAACAGGATTAGAAAATGCCAATAAACACTAATTTTAACGTCAACCCTTATTTTGACGATTATGATGAAGCTAAAAATTATTATAAAGTCCTATTCAGACCTTCTACAGCTATCCAGGCACGTGAACTCAATCAAATGCAGACTATTCTGCAGAAACAAATTGATAGATTTGGTCAACATATATTTAAAAACGGCTCTATAGTATTAGATGGTTCTTTTGATTATGAACATTACATTGATACCGTAAAGGTAGTTTCATTAACCCAAGATCTAGAATCATCATATTTTGTTGGTAAAATTGTTACTGGATCTGTTTCCGGTGTCGAAGCTTACGTAAAACACGTAGACTATGATTTCGATAATAACGTTTATGTATTTTTCGTTAGATATACAAAATCAGGCACAGATACTAATTTCTTTCTAACGGACGAAATTGTCACTGACAACAGCAATCCTAATAATTTCTTTAAAACTGTAGAAGAAGATTGCAACTCAGTAGGAACTATCTTTAGCATTTCGCAAGGCGTAATGTTCTCAAAAGGCTTTTTTGCAGCCTTTCCTGCGCAAACTGTGGCGCTTTCGTTTTATACCACAACTCCTTCTGTGATTGCAGGTTTTAAAGTTGTAGAATCAATCATAACAGATTTACAAGATCCATCTTTATTGGATAACGCTCTAGGATCTCCTAATGAAAACGCTCCAGGAGCTCATAGATTTGCAGTAGATCCTACTCTTACTGTTGTTGATTATGATGCTGAGATTACTGATCCTGATTTTTCGATTCTTGTTGTTATTAAAAATGGCATTATCGAACAGTCTAAAGAAAGAACTGAATACGCAAGAATTTATGACGAATTCGCAAAAAGAACTTATGATGAATCAGGCGATTATTACGTTTCTGGGTTTAATGCCAGAGTAAGAGAGCATTTAAACGTAAACTCTAATGAAGGACTATTCTCATTAGCAGAGGGTGGCGATTCACAAAAACTAACTATCGATATTGATCCAGGTGTTGCTTACGTAAAAGGTTATGAAGTTAATAAACTTGTCACACAGCACATTATTACTGATAAGGGCATAGAATACGAATCTGAAAACGGTGAAACTATTAATGCAAGAACAAGTGGTTATTATCTAGTCAAAGAAGCTATAGGGACCCTATCTTTAGATACTGGTACTTTAGTAAATCTTTATAATACTGCTGAACAGAGAATTACAAATAAAACAACATTATCAACAGCAAATACTGGCGCTTTGATCGGTACTGCTAGAGTTAAGTATTTTGCTTACGATTCAGGATCTCAGGGTTCAGCTAACGGTTCATATAGATTATATCTATATGATACTCAGCTTACTAACGGTAACATTGCAAATGTTAGATCAGTAGGTATCAGCTCTACATTTTTTGCTGACATTCAATTAAATTCAAATAGTACTCCAATATTCAACGATTATAATCTTAACACTTTGCTTTATAAAGTTAATACCAATTATACTAGATCTCTCAGAGGTAATAATGGTATTTCTGATACAATTTTCAATTTCAGTAGAACAGAAACAAAAACCACAAACTTTGCTACTGGTGGTATCTTAACCTTATCTTTGAGTGGTTCAGATCAGGAAGAATTGTCGTATTCTACTGGTTCTCTTTCTTCAACAGAAAAAAGAACTATTCTTCTTACTGTTAATGCTAATAAAGATATTCATTTATTCTCGCCATCTGGTGTAGTATCTGGAACTTCTGGTCAGGGCAATCTTACTGGAACTTCTACATATTTCTCTAGATTGAACGCTGGTGATAGAATCAAAGTAAACGGTAGCTACTATTTTGTAAACACAGTATACAGCGATACATCTATGAGTATTGTAGGTACTCTTTCTAGTAGCCCAGTTTCTAACGTGATTTATAGATCATACATGGCTGGTGATATAGTTGATTTGACTATAAAGGGCAGTTCAGGTGTAACCAGAAATGTTAGTTTATCATCTTCTGGTGTCATGACTGTTGATTTGAAGGAAGACACTTCAAACACAACAGGTTCAGTTTCTTGTTCAATCACTTATAATATTACTAGAAGTGGTGCTCAGGAAGTCAAAAAAATATTGAGTCCTAGACGTTATGTGATGATCAATACAGCAACTAACGTTGCTAATACTGTTGGTCCATATAACTTAGGTTTGCCAGACGTTTATAGAGTAAGATCTGTAAGAATTAAGACTGGTGCATTTGTTAATAACACTGATGGTGATGATGTAACATCATATTTCGCTCTAGATGATGGTCAAAGAGATTGTTTTTATGATCACGCTTCTTTGATATTCAAAGGCGGTATTGATATTAAAAACAAATATCTATTGGTGCAATTAGATCATTTTGAGGCAGATTATACTGGCGGCGCTGGCTATTTTTCTGTTGATTCATACCCAGTTGATGATACGACAGTTTCTGAAAGCACTATTTTCACCTATCAGATACCAGTGTATGCTACATCATACGGTGAAATGTTTGAACTAAGAAATGCTATGGACTTTAGACCATACAAAACTGCAACAGCTGCTAGCACTCAAGCTACTTCGACTGGTAATATTTCTGCAGCGACAGTAAATCCAGCAACAACTACTTCTATGTATGTTCCCACAGGAGGTTTAAGAACTTCTATTCCTGGAAGTAATATGTATATTGACTATTCATATTACCTTGCTAGAAGAGATTTGATTGCTGTAGACACCAACGGTAATTTCATTTTATATAAAGGCAAACCAGACATAAATCCTATCAGCCCTATTGCGCCTGATAATGTTATGCCTTTGGTCAAAGCTCTCATCAAACCATATCCTTCTTTGTCTGAAACTTATGCAAGACAACTTGGTAACCAAACATATGGTTGTACTGCCAAAAATATTGCAAATAGAAGATATACTATGAAGGATATTGGCACTATCAAAAATAGAGTTGATAATCTAGATTATTATAATGCTTTGACTCTTCTAGAAAAAACAGCAACAGATTTAAATATTACAGATGCTGCTACTGGTCTGGATAGATTTAAAAATGGATTCTTTGTTGACGGTTTCGTAGATCACTCTTTGGGTGATACCAGAAATGACGATTATCGATGCTCCATTGATCCTAAAGAAAACTGTATTAGACCTTTTCACGAAGCTGATTCAGTAAAGTATCAATATCAGTCCACAGGTTCTTCTGGAGTTCAGTTAACTGGTTCTCTTGTAACTAGACCTTACACTGAAACAGTGTTACTAAGCCAAAAAAATATTTCAACTAGAAGAAACATTGAATACAGTGTTTACAGATTCGTAGGAAGAATGACCTTCCGTCCAGAAACTGATATCTGGCACGACCAAAAAACAGTTGATAAAAAAATCACCTATGGTGATGATTTGCCAAATCCTATCTTGTTAAGCACAGAATGGACTTCATGGGAAAAGTATGGCGTAGGTAAACCAGTCTATAACGTTTATTCAACAAATGAAGGAGGTTATGGTAATAGCTGGAATGGTGGCAAATCATTAGAAGGTTCTTTCTCTAGTTATAAAGAAGCTTTGGATTTTGCTAAACCAGTTAAAACAAATACTCTTCCTGCTAATTATTATGCATATAATGCAGGTGGTGGTTATAACCCAAGAACTCCTTACTATTTGGCTAATGGTCAATTAGTTACCGGTTATTTTGGATGGTCAACAAACCCAGATATAGCCGTTCAAATGGGCAGTGGTAATTTAGGTAGTAATACACCTGATAATTTCATGCGTTCCTTTGCTATTGAAGGAACAGATCCGGGCACTACAGAACGCAGAAGTAAAGTAGAAAAATCTCTTGATTGGGGAACTGAAACACAAACTCTAGGTTCTTTCGTAACTGATGTTACCTTAGCAACATATATCAGACCACAGACTATAACCATAATAGTTCAGGGTCTAAAGGCCAGAACTAGATACTGGGTCTACTTTGATTCAGAAAATATGACCAGCTATTGTTCTCAGTGGGTAGCATCTAATCTTTTTGGCGCTAAACCAGATAGCTATAAAACAGAGGGTGCTGAGCTAATTACTAATGACGGCGGTGATCTTGTATTCGATTTGAGATTACCAACAACTGGTAAACGCTTTAAAGTTGGCACTAAGGAAGTTATTGTAACTGACTCGCCAACTAATGCTGTTGATGCAACTTCACACGCCAGAGGTTATTGGACTTCTTTAGGAATCAACGCTCAGAAACAAAACACTATTGTTTCTACTGTTGTTCCTACTATTGAAACTAACTCAACCCCAGAAGAAAGATTTATTCCAGGAAAGGGACAAACTCTAGAAATTTGGGCTTGTTCATGTATGGCATATTCGTTTAAAGTTGATGTTCCACCAACAGAAGATGGTATTTTCCTAACTTCTGTAGACATTTTCATCGAATCAATGCACCCAACTCTTGGTGTTTGGTTTGAAATTAGAGAAATGAATGCCGGTGGTGTTACCAAGAATCAGGTTCCTTATTCTGAAGTTTGGATGAAGAGAACTGATCCTAGAATCAAGTTGAATCCTGTTGGAACAACTAATTTCCAAGCCACAAAGGTAAACTTCCCTGCACCTGTTTACCTAATGAATAACACTTCTTACGCATTTGTTATTCACACTGAAGGTTTGAACCCTGATACATATTTCTGGGTTTCAAGACTTGGCGAAACTGACGTTCTTACTAATAGTCAAATTACTAGTAGAAGATTGACAGGAACTTTGTATACCACTAATAACAATACTAATTATGATATGGTTCCTGACGTTGATTTGACTTGTACTTTCAATAGAGCAAACTTTGCTGTCGGTTCCGGAACTGCTATGCTTGGTAACATTCCTGTTGAATATATTAAGCTAAAATCAGGTGCTGGAGCTTTCACTAATTATGGTGAAGAAATTGTTGGCTCTGCTAAACTAGCATTGACAAGCATAGTTTCAACAGGAAACACTATTGTAATAGGTGATATTTTAACAGGTTCAAGCTCAGGCGCTGTTGGAAATGTTACTGCAGTAGGCGCTGGTTCATTGTATTCTACCACAGGAATTGGTTTCTCTAACACTGAAACTGTTACTGTTAAGAATTCATCAGGAACTCTTAAGAATATTTCAGCTACAGTAAATGGTGTTTATAGTGGTTCAGGAAAACTAAAATCATACGATAGCGCAAATAATATTTTTATTATTGAAGATTCAAACGGATTGTATCTAGCGAACGGTGTAGTAAAAGGTGTTAGAAGTGCTAACGTTGGTGTAATTGATTCATTCACTTATTACCCATATTCAACCACTTGTTTGAAGCCTCATTATCTAACATTTAGAAACACTTCTTGTGGTTTCGAAAAGAGAGGCTGGAGATCTGATACAAACGCATATGGTAATTATTATCCTGGAATACCAGATGTTTCTTCAGATTTTTACGAAGAAAATAAAATACTTTCTAGAGTAAATGAGATATCGTTGAACTCTAGTAATCCAAGTTCACAGGCCAGAGCAACATTAACTACTTCTAGTGTATATGTTTCACCTGTTATTGACTTGTCAAGAGGTAATAGCGTTTATGTTCATAATTTGATTAATGCAGACGACCCGGATGTATTGATATTGGATAATATTGATCAGGGAGCTAATACTATAATCATAGGCGATAAAATCGTCGGAACAGTAAATGGATATGTTACTTCTATAATAGGTAATACTGTTATTACTGACGTAAATGGATATGCAAACGCTGAAATTATTACTGTGTATGAATCTACAGGAACAACAAGTAAAGGCATATCTGCCAATGTTATTAGTGTTTCTAGATCCGAAGATCAAATCTCTGGCGGAAGTCTAATAAATAGATATATTAGTAAAGTCATTACTTTGGCAGAAGGCCAAGATGCAGAAGATTTGATAGTAAAAATAACTGCATATAGACCTGTTGGAACTGACGTCAAAGTTTGGTTTAAAGTTGCTAATGCAGAGGATTATCAAGGTTTAAGTAATAAAAAATGGACACCAATGGTTTATTTTGACTCGATTTATAGTTCAAGCGTAAACAATAGAGATTTCTTAGAATTTGATTATTCTGTAAATCCTGATAATTATGATGGTAATGGTATATTGCAATATACATCTGAAGGAAACACTTTCAAGGGATTCAAACAGTTCCAAATTAAGATTGGATTGTATGGTAATGCTGACGGTATAAGTTCAGCTCTAGTTCCTAAAGTTGGTGACCTAAGAGTTATTGCACTACAGAGATAATATGATGGAACAAAAAACAGAAAAAGAAGGTCTATACAGAGATTTGTCAACAGGGGCGTTATTAAATAAAAATAACGCTGGCCTGTTGGCTTATAAAATAAGAAGAGAAAAAGAGAAAGAATTCGAATCTTTCAAAGAAAAAATAAAAAGAATTGATGATGACATTTCTGAAATTAAAAACGTTCTAAAAGCTATAGCAGAGAAGATCTAGAATGACAATTAATGTAGCAAATACGGAATTAAATAACACATTCGAATATTGGCGTGGCAGAACAAACGAACTTGCAACGTTAATGTCGAATTGTGTAATTACAACGACAGCAAATTTGGCTTCTGCTCAAACTGCTGGTAATGCTGCAATTTCTGGTAGATTTTCTGCAAATAGTTTAACAGCTGCTAACGTTTATACTAACAGTGTTATTACTGTTAACGTATCCACAATTAATACTGCCAGCGAAGATCACTATTTCGTAACAAATACTACAGCCCTTACCTTGGGTAATAATACTTGTAATACATACATAACGCCATCTTCTATTAGAGCTAATAATGTTTTAGTTAATGATAATGTTGCTATCAACACTTCAGCTTTATATGTTGGCGATATCAATGGTAATCTTGTTTTAAATAAAGCTACCATTTATATTCAGAGCAATGACATTGTTAACACTGTTTTAACTTCTGCTAATTTCAAAGTTTCAAATAATAATGTTAATTCCAATTTAACATACAATTCTTTAACTATTGGAAACGTAGTAGTCAACAGCACATCGATGTCGTTCCCAACAGTTACTGGGACTCCCGTAATAAATTCTTCCACCATTGTTATTGGTGCGAACGTTTATGCGAACACTTCGACTTTATTGGTCGGAAATTCATCTGTTAACTCCACTGTCAACTCGACAATGGTTCAGATGTCAAATTCTTCTGGCACAGCTAATCTAACTCCTGTTGATCTTAAGATTGGCACTTCAATCGTCAATAGCACAATCATTACAACTGGCGCTGGCGGTTTGGTCGCAAACACTACCGCTATAACAGTAGGTTCAAACGTAGTTGTTAACACTTCAGTTGCTACCATTGGTAATTCGACTGTAAATACAGTTGCAAATTCTTCTTTATTGAAGATTGCAAACAGCACAGGAATTGCTAATCTTACTCCTACAGCCGTTTCTATAGGTATCTCTGTTCTTAATAATACTTCAGTATTAATTGGTTCAAACGTTATTGCAAATTCTTCAACGTTGTTTGTAGGTAATTCTTCAGTAAATGCTACTGTGAATTCTACAATGACTCAGATGTCTAATTCTTCTGGGACTGCAAATCTAACACCAGTAAACCTTACAATAGGTACTTCTCTTGTTAACAGCACAATTATCACAACTGGCGCCGGTGGATTAGTAGCTAATACTTCTGCTATTACTGTTGGATCTAATGTAGTTGTTAACACTTCAGTTGTTACTATTGGTAATTCATCTGTTAACACTGTTGCAAATTCTTCTCTACTAAAAATTGCTAATAGTTCCGGAATAGCAAACTTAAATCCTACATCAATTAAAATTGGTATTTCAGAACTCAACAATACTTCAGTATTGGTTGGAGCAAACGTAATTGTTAATGCTACAACATATTTTGTTGGTAATTCTTCAGTAAATTCTATTAGTAATTCCACTTTAATTCAAGTAGCAAATTCTTCAGGCACAGCTAATTTAATTCCAACAAGTCTTGCTATTGGAGTTTCTACTGTATCAAACACTAATGTTACTGTTGGTGCTAATGTCACAGTAAACACTACTACATTTTTCGTAGGTAATTCTAGTGTAAATAGCGTATCAAATTCAACTCTACATCAAGTTTCCAATTCTAGTGGTATTGCTAATTTAACTCCAACATCAATAGCTATTGGTATTTCTACTCTATCAAATACTAATATTACTGTTGGCGCTAATGTTGTTGTAAATTCTTCAACATATTTTGTTGGTAATTCTACTGTCAATTCTATCAGTAATTCTACTTTAATTCAGGTAGCCAATTCAACAGGAACTTCCAATCTAACTCCTATAGACCTTAGAATTGGCACTTCAGTGGTTAACTCTACTGTTATTGCAGCCGGAGCTAACGTAATTGCTAATACTACTGCGGTTTATGTAGGCAATTCAAGCACAAACTCTGTTCTTACTTCAACATTATTGCAATTAGCTAATTCTTCAGGATCAGCTAACTTAAACTCATCAAGCTTGACTATAGGTCTATCAGCAATATCCAACGGATTCTTCAATGCTGGCGCAAACGTCTCAGTAACCACTAGTGGGTTTACTGTTGGCAATTCAACAGTAAATGCTGTGGCCAATTCTTCTTTGTTGAAGATAGCAAATAGTTCAGCTACAGCCAATATATCTCCTATAGGTTTGAATGCTGGTATTTCTACAGTAAACACTATTGCTGTTTCTGTTGGCGCTAACGTAATTGCAAATAGTTCTTCATTGTTTGTAGGTAATTCTTCAGTAAATGCTTCAGTTTCAAGCACTTTACTATCAGTTACAGATGCTCTTGGTAATACAAATGCAAACACTTCCGGTGTTTATGCTACTGGAACTGTTAATGCTGCTACTCTTTCTACAACAAGATTTACTGCTAATTCTACATTAGCAAATGTTTATGCACTAAATGTTCAAACAAATACATCTACTTTTGGAACTGCAGCTTATATTATTGCCAATGGTAATATTGGTATTGGTAATTCATCACCAGTTACAAAACTAAGAGTAGATGGTGACACTGTAATTAATGGTAACACTATATTCGGATCTGGTAATTCTACTTACAAAACTATCGTTGATGGTTTGCTTGAAGTTACTGGCGATTTGTCTGTAAGCGGTACTTTGAGTTATACTGGTAATGCTGCAGGAAATATCATTCCTCAGGGTAACGGTTATAATCTAGGTAATGCAACAAATAGATGGGGTCTGTTTGGTGCTAGTTTGAATGTTGCTGGCGGTAATACTCTTATTGCTTCGCCTAATACTGTAGTTTCATCTAATCTTATTGTAAATGGCGCTAATTTTACTATTGCTTCTAACATCAGTCACACTGGTGCTAATCTAGTAATATCCGGAACCAATACAAGTATCAGTTCTAATTTAACAGTTACTGCTACAACAACAACTCTTAACTCTAATGTTGTATTGGGTATTGGTACCACTCTAAGCGGTTCTGGCGCTGATATCAGTCTTAGAAATGCTACATTTAGTGGTAACCTAGTTGTTGGCGGAACAGTCGTATCTGTTAATACTGCCACATTAATGGTAAATGACAATATCATTGAACTAGCTGATAATAATATAACAACTGATACTGTTGATATTGGCTGGTATTCACCAGCTGGTAATACTAGCAAAATTTGGTATTCAGGTTTAGTTCGTCAAGCTGCTAAGTCTTCAAACAGCAATCCTTATTTCTGGTTGTTTGTTTCTAACACCAACCCAAATACAGCTACAACAGTTGACACTTCTGCAAATTCAGGAACAGGAACTCTTCAAGCATATCTCGTTCCTTATGGAACTGGTGGCGCTTTCGTAGCAAATTCTACTGTTGTTAATATTACAGCAAATTCAACTGTAAGTTCTACAATAACTGCTAACAGCCTATATGGTACTGTTCTAACTGCAACTCAGGGAACAATAAACCACGATTCGCTAGCAAACTTCGTTGGTAACGAACATATTGATCACACCACAGTAACATTAACTGCTGGTAATGGTCTTACTGGCGGCGGAACTATAGCAGCCTCTAGAACATTCGATATTGGCCAAGGTAATGGTATTTCAGTTTCTGCTGATGCTATCGCTGCAGCAGCCGCCAACGGTATTTCAGTCACATCTTCTGGCATTAATGTTCTTGCTGGCAACAATCAGTTAATTTCTAATACAACTGGTCTATGGATCGATCAAACTAAGATTGACCATAATAGCCTTAGCAACTATGCAGTTAATAGACATATTGATCATACTGCAGTTTCTATTACAGCAGGAAATGGTCTGAGTGGTGGTGGAGATATATCTTCAACAAGATCTCTAGCCGTATTAGCTAACACTGGTATTATTTCTAACTCATCTGGTGTGTTTGCTAACTCTACATATATTCAATCTCTAGTAAATGTCTCAAACGGATCTGTTACAACTTCTGGAACAACTGCTCAGAATATCGACAGCTTCTTGATTGGTTCATATCTAGGTTCAGAATATCTCATCAGCGTTTCAGATAATGTTGCTAATAATAAATATGTGTCTAAAGTTCTCGTTATGCACGATGGTTCAGCTTCTCAGATTACTGAGTATGCATCTATCACTTCAAATAGTAACGTTGGTGTATTTTCAGCGACTCAAAATTCTACACATATTATACTACAGTTTACACCAGCATTATCAGCAACAACAGTTAAGTATACTAGAACGGTAGTCTAATGGCAACAAAAGCTAACTTAGTTATAGATCAAGGCACCAATTTTTCAACAGATCTAACATTAACCGACGAAAACGGCGATATGTTGAATCTTGTTGGATATACAGCCAATTCTCAGCTAAGAAAATGGTATACTTCGACAAATTATGTGGCCTTTACAACTGCAGTTAATACTAGTGTTGGAGTTATTACTTTGTCATTAACAAATGCTCAGACAGCAAATCTTGTGGCTGGTAGATACGTATACGACGTGGAAATATCTGACGGCACTACTATTTCACGTGTAGTTGAAGGGATTATCACAGTTACACCTAATGTTACGAGATAAAAATGACTATAACTAATGTAGTAGTAGGTAGAAAGAGAACTATTCGTGTTTCAGCTAATGGAACAGCTGGGGTTTTGGAGACCTCTTCGCCTGTTACTCTTAAAAATACACCTACAATAAGTACAGGGATAGAAAGATTAGACAGTCTAAAAGACGTTTATTCAGTAGATGAAACTACAGGCGCTGTTCCTGTTTATGATTCTGTAACAGACAAATATATCATAAAGAAACTTGATCTTGGTACTGATGTTGTTGGCGATCTAGATGGTGGAAGCTTTTAATTTATAAATATATAAAAATTCACAGGAGCACCATTTAATATGGCCAATAAGATTCAGATTAAAAGATCTACGTCCAACGCTACAGTTACTGGACTATCAAACGGCGAATTAGCCTTTACTCAAGCCTCTAATACGCTTTATATTGGTCTTCCAGACGGGTCGGGTGTCCTTCGTGTTGGTGGCGCTCAGTATCCTGGTACTCTGACTGCTAATCATGCCCTTGTAGCCAACTCTACAAGCGGTATTGATAAAGTTATTGTTGCCAATGCGGTAATTACATCTTTGGTCGCAAATGGATCTGCCGGTTCAAATGGGCAGGTTCTAGTTGTTAATTCTTCAGGCGGCGTTTATTGGGGTACAGGTACCTCTGGATCAAACACTTATGTTCAGTTCAATGATTCTGGCGTAGCTAATGGTGTTGCTGGGTTTACATTTGTCAAAACTTCTAACACGCTTGCAATCGGTAATACTATTACCACCAACAATTTATTTGGAACAACTGTTAATGCTGCTTCTCATACTGTTGGAACTGATGTAGTTGCTAATTCTATTGGAGTTTTCGCTACAGGCACAGTTAATGGCGCTACAATTAGTGTTGGTTCTAATTTTAAAGCAAATGTTACTCAAGTCACTATCGGAACAGGTGTTGGTCTTTCTGTTAATGGTTCTCTTGGTACAGCCAATCAGGTTCTTAGAACAAACGGTTCTAGCACATATTGGGCAGACGACGTTGGTGATATTTCGAGCATCACTGCTGGAGACGGTCTAAATGGTGGTGGTAGCGTAGGCGATATCACTATTGATGTCGGTGCTGGTATTGGTATTTCGGTTAATGCAACAGCCGTAAGCGTTCTTCCTAACAACGGTATTATTGCTAACACTACTGGTACTTACGTTGACCCTGCTAATGGTGTTTATGTCGATGCTTCTGGTGTTGGCGTTTTAGCTAATAATGGTATTGTTTCTAATACTTCTGGTACATGGGCAAAGGCTGCTAATGGTATCAGCGTTGACTCTTCCGGTATTAACGTTGTTGGCAACACTGGTGTTACCGTTAATGCCACTGGTGTTTTCATCGGACAGCCGGTAGCTACAACTTCTAACGTAACATTCGCAAATGTCGTTACCACTGACTTATCAGTTAATGGTAATACAACTCTTGGTGATGCAACTTCTGACAAAGTAACATTTAATGCTCGTATCGACACAGCTATTATCCCAACCACAAACAATAGCTATGATTTGGGTTCGAACTCTTTACGTTGGGCCAATATATATGTTAATCACATTAGTACCACAGATGGAGCTTCATTTGGCTCAAATGTCAGTGTTGCAGGAACTCTAACTGTTACTGGCAATCTAGTAACTCAAAATGTTCAATCAGTTATTGTTTCTGACCCAATGATATACCTTGCTGGTAACAATTATTCCAGCGATTTAGTCGATATTGGTTTTGCTGCAAACTACAATGATGGTGCAAACCGTCATACTGGTTTATTTAGGGATCATACTGATGGATTATGGAAGCTATTCTTTAATCTAGAACAAGAACTATCTGGTAACAATGATGTAGATACTAACGATGCATCATATAGAACAGCAACTCTTGTCGCATATCTAGCTTCCGGTGCTCTTACCACTAATACAACATCAGCTAATTTAACAGCCAATTCTACATATTCTGTTGGCATTGTTGCTAATACTCTTACTCTTGCCACTGCTCTTGCAGGAACTTCCGGTGGTACTGGAAAGGCAACAGTAACTAATAATGCATTATTGGTAGGTAACTCAACCAATGGATATAACGAATTAACACTTGGCACTAGCGGATATGTTCTGCAGTCTAACGGAACAGCTTTAGTCTATGATATATTGGATGGTGGCAGTTTTTAGCACTATACTTTTTACTAAATACTCCTATGGGAACAATTCATAGGAGTAATAAATTGGAAAAGTATGGATTTGTATATATTTGGTTTGATAAAAAACATAAAAGATATTATATTGGATCTCATTGGGGAACCGAAACTGATGGTTATAAATGTTCTTCGAACTGGATGAGAGACGCTTATAAAAGAAGACCTCATGATTTTAAACGTAGGATTATTAAAAAGGTTTTTGATAGAAAACAGTTATTGATAGAAGAATATAAGTATCTTTCTTTTATAAAAGATGAAGAGTTAGGGAAAAAATATTATAATTTAATAAACCATCTTAATGGTCATTGGACAACAGATGGAGAAAAAATATTAACAGTAGGCGAAAAGATATCACTATCTCATAAGAAACACGAAAATTGGGGTCATTGGTCTATTGGCAAAACAAGGTCAGAAGAAACCAAACAAAAATTGAGAGAAGCTAATAAAAAGCAATTTGAGGATAATGATCAAATAGAAATGAGAAGACAAAAATCTTTAGAATTGTGGACAGATCCAACATATAGACAAACTCAAATAAATATAAAAGTAGGTAAAAAACAATCTGAAGAACAAATTGAAAAAAGAATTAATTCTCTAAAACAAAGATGGAAGAAAACTCCGAAAAAAGGAGTTAATAAAACAGAAGAAGATAAACAAAGAATCCGTAGCGCTGTTTCGAATCTTATTTGGATTAATAATGGTAGAGCAAACACCAGAATTAACAAACAAGAAGCTATTCCGGAAGGTTACGTCAGAGGAAGAATTAAGAAGTGATATATTTTTCGTTGACAAAGGAATTATACTATGGAAAATGATGAAGGTCAAGACATTTATTTAAAACAGTTTATCCAGAAGCAAGAAAATATGCTTCTGGATTTTCTGCGTAAAAACATAGATCTAGAAATTAGAGTTACTGCACTATCAGCTTCAGTTAAAAATCTTTCATCAAAATATGAAGAATCTCAAAAACAAGTTGAGATTCAAAATGAAATGATGCAACAAGCGGCCAAAGGCGTAGAATCTCTTACTATTGATAAAAAAATATTTGAACAAGAAAAGATAGAACATACAAAAACTATAGAAGATTTAAAAAGATCTTTGCATGATTGTAAAGAAGAAAGAATAAAAATAACACAAGAATATAACGATTACAAAGATAAACATTTCGATGATATCAAAAGATTGGAAGATTTAGCAGAAGAATATCGTCGTCAGACTTCTGAATTAAATAAGTTACATCAAGAAAATTTAACACTTAAATCTAAACTACCAATAAATAAAAGAAAACTAAAAACAGAGGCAACATTGCCTCCAGATGAATTTTAATATTCTCAGTATATACTGAGCTACAGGAGAGCCTAGAATGGCAAATACAGTTTTCAAACTGCGTCGTTCATCAGTCGCAGGCAAAAAGCCAACTACTTCAGATATTGCCATTGGCGAACAGGCTATTAATCTTACTGACAGAATATTATATTCTTCTGATGGAACAAACGTTTGGGAAATTGGGGCCAATAATACTATAGTCAATGTTACCAATTCAATAACCGTTGCAACCAATTCTATTACCAATTCTTCCGGTATTTTTACTAATTCTATTAATTCTGCTTCTTTTAAAGTAGGATCAGCGGCATTTATTGCAAACACTTCTGGCGTTTATACAAACAATAACATTAATATATCATACAATGATAGGGGTATAACATTTACTCCTTTGTCTGGCGGCGCCAATGTTGGTTTTAGACAACAGAGCGACGATAACTTTGTATTTTATTCTACAAATACTACAAACGGTCAAAGAGCCATTTTTAATGTATATGCTAATACGATTTCTGGTCAAGGATCGGCTTTTAGAATTAATGTTCCACTTGACATAGGATCTAATCCCATATATTCAAATGGTAGTATTGGTACTAATGGTCAAATTTTGACTTCTAATGGATCTGCTACTTATTGGGCGACTATTACTGGTACGGGTACTGTTACTAGTGTTGGATCAGGAACTGGTTTGACTGGTGGGCCAATTACTTCGAGTGGAACTCTTTCTGTTAATACTGGGTATAATTTCACTTGGTCTAATATTCATACTTTCCAGTCAAACGTAGCGTTTACTGGTAATAATATTTCTGTCGTTTCTAATACGGGTTCAATATTATTTGGTGGAGCATCTGACCAAAATTGGAAAATTGGTCGTAATACAGGAGCCACTACAAAATATTACTATACAAACAATTCTCTTGATATTATTGCAGCAAATTCAAATTTAGAAGGTATTGTATTCGGTTGGACAGGAAATTCATATTTAGAAACTGGATATGCTGGCACGTTTACAAGATTACCAATATATGTCGGTAATAGCACTGTAAATGTTTCTATAAACTCTACTTCTTTTACTGGAACGGCTAATAATTCTTCATATTTTGGTGGCAATTTGCCTTCTTATTATACTGATGCAACTAATATTACTACTGGAACTTTACCATACGCTCAGTTAGGAAATAATGTTGTTAATACAACTGGATCGTTTACTTTATCTGGTGTGACCACTTTTAATGCTAATATCGTATTAGGTTCCTCTGGTATATCAGCAAACGGTTCTTACGGTTCTGCAGGACAGTCTTTACTTTCAAACGGTTCTGCTACTTATTGGGCTACTGCTGGCGCTACATTAAACGCTAATAATACAGACACTCAGACTTTCTATATTGGTCTTTCAAATGCTTCTTCTGGCGCTTGGACAAACGCAGTTGTATCAACAACTAAGTTGTATTACGTTCCAAGCACTGGCAAGCTAGACGCATCAATTGTTAACGCTGCATCACACACAGTAGGGACTGCCTTTACCGCTAACTCTACTGTAGTTAATGCAGTATCATACTATGCAGGAACGACCTTAATTGGTAATACTACCGGTCCTTATGGTAAAACCGAAAGCAATTTAAATGTTAATAATGCGTTAACGTCAAACACAGCAACTTATCTTGGTAATTCTTCTGCTACTGTTGCGAATGTATCGTCATGGATCACAGGTAACGCAGCTACTGCTTATACCAATGCTGTTTCTTATGTTGATGGTCTCAAATTAGATTCTGTAACAAACACATCTATTACATATATTCCTGTAGCGAATACTGTTAAGAATGCTTATGATAGGGCAATAGATGCTAATACTAGAGCAGCGTCAGCGCAATCTGCCGCTGTTTCTGCGTATTCTAATGCTGTTTCGTATGTTGATGGTAAAATTGCCACTGCCAATTCGGCCATAACAGGTAATGCTGCTACTGCTTATTCGAACTCTGTATCATATACAGATGGCAAAATAGCAACAGCTAATTCTGCAATTACTGGTAATGCAGCTACTGCTTATTCTAATGCTACAGTATTTGCTTCAAACGCATCTAATATTAATACTGGAACTTTAGCTGAGGCTAGACTTCCTTATCGTATGGATCAAAACGTTAGAACAACTGATAACGTTTCTTTTAGTAGTTTGACTCTTACTGGAAGTCTTTCTATTTCTGGTAATGTTAATGTTATTGGTTCGAACACATTATCTATTGTTGATAACTTTATCTATCTAAATTCAAATAATACAGTAGACAACGAAGATCTCGGTATAGTTGGTAACTATAATACTACTGGTAATTCTTTGGGTTACGCCCATTCTGGTATTTTCCGAGATGCTTCTGATGGTATCTGGAAAGTTTTTGATGGATATAAACCAGAACCAGATGCTAATGTTAACATTGATACTACAAATACTACTTTTCAACTAGCCAATTTCCAAGCTAATACTCTATATCTTGGTAATACTTCTACAAATTGGTTGGTTGCTAATATTGGTGGTATGTATCATACTGGAACCGTAAACGCTGCTAGTCATACAGTAGGAACTGCTTTTACTGCCAATGCTACAGTAGTTAACGCAGTAACATATTATGTTGGTTCTACTCTTATCGGTAACTCTACTGGTCCTTATGGTAAAACAGAAGGTTCGTTAAATGTCAACAGCGCATTAACTTCCAATAACTCAACCAATCTTGGCGGAACTGCAGCAGCTTCTTATCAGCTCAATTCTACGTTGAATGCGAATATCGCTGCTTATCTTCCGGTATATACTGGAGTTGTTAATGGATCATCTCATACAGTAGGTACATCTCTTATTGCTAATGCTACTGGTGTGTATCATACTGGAACTATGAACGCAGCCAGTCTTACTGTTGGAACTTCTACAATAGCCAACTCAACTGGTGTTTACACTGGTATTATTAATGCTGCTAGTCATACAGTAGGCACTGCATTTACCGCTAATTCAACATTAACAAACACTGTATCTTTAGTGGTTTCTACTAATACATCTACTTTTGGAACTGCAGCATATATTGTTGCTAATGGTAATGTTGGTATTGCAACTTCTTCTCCACAATCAAAACTTTCTATTGGTGCAGGCTCGATAGCAGACTCAGCTCTACCAGTTCAAATTAGTACTTCATCAAATACTGGTTTGTCTTATTTTGCAGTCAATAGAAACGGCAGTTACGGCGCATTGTTTGGTTATGACAATGGTGGAACTTTTGCTGGTGTTACTATCAGAAATGTGGTTGCCTCCGGAACCTCTGGGGATGCTATTTGTTTTGCTGTTAATAATACATCGGAAGCAATGCGAATTCTTGGATCAGGAAACGTAGGTATCGGGAACACAACACCAGCAGATAAATTGGTCGTTGGTGGTAATGTGATGCCAGGTTCTGATAACGCTTATAATCTAGGTTCCGCAACATTAAGATGGGCCAACGTATTTACGGGCGACTTACATCTTTCTAACGAAAGAACTAGAGGTAATGATATTGATGGAACTACTGGTAATTGGACTATCCAAGAAGGCGAAACTGAGCTTTTCATTATAAATAATAAAAATGGTAAAAAATTCAAATTTAAATTAGAAGAGGTTGAATAATGGGTGAGTTTATTGGTAACTCTACGGTAAATAGTAGTCTTACAACAACTCAATTAAGGGTCGGTGCAAATTCAACCTTTACTATGTTGACCGCCAATGCTACTGGCGTTTATGCCAATGCCACTTTGGTCGCCAATTCTATTGGCCCATATGGAAAAACTGAAGGCAATCTAAACGTCAATAGTGCTACCTATGCCACATCTGCTGGTAGCGCTACCAATGCTTCTGCCGCTACTAATGCAACTTATGCTACTAACGCAGGAACAGCTAACAATTCAACCTATTTGAACGGTCAATTAGCTTCTTTTTATACCAACGCTACCAATATTACTACTGGCACATTGCCTTACGCTCAAATACCAGCTAATGTTATAAACACTACTGCTGCATTTACAATATCCGGAGTGCACACTCATAACGCTAATGTTATTATGGGTAGTTCTGGTCTTTCTGCTAATGGTGGTTTTGGTACTGCTGGACATGTTCTACATTCGAATGGAACTGCAACTTACTGGGCAACAGACGATGCTGGAGTAACATCAGTTGCAACAGGCAATGGTCTTACCGGTGGAACTATCACTGCCACAGGAACAGTAAGCGTTCTTGCTAATAATGGCATAACTGCTAATGCTACCGGTTTGTATGTCACTCAAGGAACTGGCACTGTAGTAAATGCTACTGGTGTTCATGTTAATTCGACGTATATTGGAACCCTTTCAGCAAATAATACGACTTACGTTAACGGCAAGACTGAAGGTAACTTAAACGTCAATAGTGCCACCTACGCAACGTCAGCTGGATCGGCCACTAACGCTTCCGCTGCCACTAATGCTACCTATGCTACTTCGGCTGGATCAGCTACCAACGCTACTTATGCTACCAGTGCCGGTAGTGCTACTACTTCTACAACCCAAGCATTAACTGATAATTCTACAAACATTGTCACAACTAACTGGTTTAATGAAGCAATTTATTCAACCAGAGGCGCTCATAATATTTCTGGTGGAGGAACTATTAGTTACGGCGCTGTTGCTGGGTTTGTTAAATGGACTGCACGTTTCATTATTATTGGTGATTCTAAAGGAACATCATCACCCGGAAACGCTAATTACTATGACATTAACTGCCCATCAACTGGATCAATTGATGTTGTTGGCACTACTGCAGTAACTGCAACGACTAATGGTATTCCTCTTGCTTCATGGCAAGCCCTTTATTATGATCTTGGCGATGGTTCGGCAGCTGGCGCAACAGCATTCCATATTGTAGACTACAATGTAGGAACAGCAAATTATATGGTGCCTGCTGATTGGGTTCTACTTGCAGTAGTTAATGGTGATAATAGTTCTTGTAAATTTACTGCTGGTGTGGTTCTAGATTCTGGCGAATCTTTTGATACTACTGCATATTCTAGTTATAAGGTTCCTGTTGCTGCATCAGCCACTAACGCTACTTCGGCTGGATCAGCTACTAATGCAACTTATGCTACTAGTGCGGGAACTGCAAATACAACTCAATCCTTAACGTTTGCATCTGATGGAACTGGTGCAGCTGCTACTAGTACTTTTAATGGTGGTACTGCTAGAACAATTTCTTATAATTCTGTTGGCGCACCGTCAACAACTGGCACTAATGCTTCTGGCACTTGGTCAATCAATATTAATGGTTCGGCTGCTTCTGCTACTAACGCTTCAGCAGCCACAAATGCGACCAATGCTTCTAATCTAGGCGGCGTTGCTGCTGCCAATTATGCTAGAACAGATACAGCTGACACATTTGATGGAGCTGTAACATTCTCGGCTGGTGCAAACTCTATTATATTTTCTAACGCTACAAGTAATTTTATAGGTTGGAATACTTCTGGCGTTGCTGCTCCTGCAGTTACCACAAGATCGGCAGGAACAAAATTACTATTGTATCCAGCTATCGCAGCGACTTCGGTGGATTATGCTGCTGGTATTGAAAACAATCATCTATGGTTATCAACTGCTACTACTGCTGGCGGTATAAAATTATACGCAAATACTTCAACCATTTTATTATCTAATACTACTGGCACTTATATTAATGGCACACAGGCTGTTATTAACAGTGGAACTTGGTCTATCAATATCAATGGTTCAGCAGCTTCGGCCACAAACGCTTCTGCTGCCACTAACGCTACTTATGCTACAACCGCTGGATCAGCGCCTAACCCTAACGCCGTAACATTCAATAATGGTGGTGCTGGAGCAGCTTCTGGTAGCACTTATACTGGCGCTGCGACATTAACGGTTTCATACAATACTGTTGGCGCTCCATCAACTACTGGAACAAACGCTTCTGGAACTTGGTCTATCAATATCAATGGTTCAGCAGCTTCTGCAACTAATGCTTCTGCAGCTACTAATGCTACTTATGCTACTAGTGCTGGTACTTCCGGTGTAAACAACGCAGATAACTACGTTAATGTAAGAGTTATTCGTAATTCTAACCTGGCAACAAATAACGATGGTATGTTTATTGGGTACGGTAGCACTAATTCTGGTGCTACTAGAATTTATGGAGCAGGTAGCACTGTTGGACACTCTTACATAGACGCTTCCGGAAATTGGTTCAGAAGCGATGCTGTTCAGTATGTATTGAATACTGGAACTTGGTCGATCAACGTTAATGGGTCTGCTGGTTCTACTACCCAAGCAGTCACATTCAATAATGGTGGTGCTGGTGCAGCTTCTGGAACAACATTCAATGGTGGCACTGCCAGAACAATTTCTTATAACTCCATTGGCGCTCCGTCAACTACTGGCACTAATGCTTCTGGAACTTGGTCGATCAACGTTAATGGGTCTGCTGGTTCTACTACCCAAGCAGTCACATTCAATAATGGTGGTGCTGGTGCAGCTTCTGGAACAACATTCAACGGCGGAACAGCCAGAACAATTTCTTATAACTCAATTGGAGCTCCGTCAACTACTGGAACAAACGCTTCTGGAACTTGGTCTATCAACATCAATGGATCAGCAGCATCAGCAACTAATGCTTCAGCCGCCACCAACGCCACTTATGCAACCAATTCTGGATATCCAGGCGTTGGGTTAGACTATCAGAGCGTAACTAATGCTGCTGCGTTGCAATCAACTGGTTGGGCTTCTTATCCTCATTATAAGGTTTATTTCTGGAACACTTTGCCAGTTACACAGTCTCAGTCTTTATATATGAGAATTTATATTGCCGGCGCTTTTGGAACAAGTAATTATTATCATGAATCATTAGCTGCGTACAATAATGGTAATGGTGCATATTATGGCGGCACTTATACTTTTTGTTATTTAACATATCCAGGTTACTTTATCACCGCAGCGACAGGTGGTAGCGGTATGGCAGGAACTATTGAATTATTAGGCGCTAACGTTGCGTCTGTATATAAATCATTTAGATGGGATGTATACGGAGCAGCATATACTACTGGATTTGGACACCGAGCATTTGGTGGTGGATGGTATACGGGATCTACAGGAGCTATTACTGGTATTCAGTTATATTCTTCCTCTGGAAATATTACAGGTAACATGAGAGTTGTTGGATATAATTAATTTTAATACTAAATATATTTAAAATAAAACCATAGGGGAAAGGGAACCATGGCTAATAAAGATTTCGTAGTTAAAAATGGCTTATCTACAGGAACTAACTCAGTTTCCATAGGAACAGCTTTGACTGTATCTTCAAATGGTAATGTTGGTATTGCTAATACTACTCCTGCAAATAAATTGTCAATTGCTGGCACAGTTGCTCTTGGTAACACTAGTGTTACCGGCTGGGTAAATGCTTCTTCTGGTTTTTATGGAACTGTTCAGACAGCAACTCAAGGCACGATAGATCACAACTCCCTTTCCAATTATTCAGCAGATCGCCACATAGCTCATAGCACAATTTCAATAACTGCTGGTACAGGTTTGTCTGGCGGTGGAACGATCGACGCTAATAGAACTTTAAATGTTACCAATGTTCCAAATGCATTAACAATTAATAATGGTGGAGCAGGTTCGGCTTCCGGAACAACATTTAATGGTAGCTCTGCAGTTACCATTTCATACAATAGTATTGGAGCTCCATCAACTACTGGCACTAACGCCTCTGGTACTTGGTCTATAAGTATTAACGGTTCAGCTGCTTCGGCTACCAACGCTACTTATGCTACTAGTGCTGGTAGTGCTACTAATGCCACCTATGCAACATCGGCTGGTTCCACTTCTCAATCTCTAACTTTTGCCTCAGATGGAACTGGTGCTATTTCTGGCACTACGTTTAATGGAGGAACTGCTAGAGTTATCTCATATAACTCTATCGGAGCTCCAAAGACAGACGGAACTAATGCTTCCGGAACTTGGTCTATTAACATCAACGGTTCAGCTGCTTCGGCTACGAATGCTTCTGCCGCTACTAATGCTACTTATGCAACATCGGCCGGATCGACTTCTCAAGCAGTGACATTTAATAATGGCGGAGCAGGCGCTGCTTCTGGCACTACGTTCAACGGCGGAACAGCCAGAACAATTTCTTATAACTCAATTGGAGCTCCGTCAACTACTGGTACTAATGCTTCTGGCACTTGGTCTATTAACATCAACGGTTCAGCTGCTTCTGCCACTAACGCATCAGCTGCTACCAATGCCACCTATGCAACTTCTGCTGGTTCAGCTACTAATGCCACCTATGCAACTTCTGCTGGCACTTTCACAAGCATATCGCAAGATTCAAGATTTAATTCTATAGGTGTTGGTATGGCCGCTCAAGGTAGCTCTACCATATATGCCATGGGTGATATTGTCGGTGGTTATTCCGACGAAAGATTGAAAACTGACATTAAACCAATTGAAAATGCTCTAGAAAAAGTTATGAGTATTTCTGGAGTTAATTTTAGAAGTAATGATTTAGCATCAACTTTTGGTTATAATGAAACAAATCAAGTCGGTGTACTGGCACAAGAACTAGAAAAAGTTCTGCCACAAGTAGTTAGATTGGCACCTTTTGACGTGGAAACTGTTGACGGTGTTCAAAGATCTATCTCTGGTGAAAACTATAAAACTGTTCAATATGAAAGAATAGTTCCATTATTGATCGAAGCTATCAAACAACTAGCAAAAGAAGTTGAAGATCTAAAAAGTAAGGTCTAATTATGCCAGGAACAAAAATTAATAATTCTGGTGTTACGTTTCCAGATGGTTCTTTACAACCAACTGCACGTGGTACCAGACAGTATTTGACAACGATAACAGCTTCTAATTCTGGTTCGATACAGTATACAGGCCATACAAATACATATAATCATTATGATTATGTATTGAATAATGTAATGTGCACTAGTGGTTATTATTTGTGTTACAGATATTATGTAAGTGCAGTTTATCAATCTTCAGGATATTACACAGCAGGTTGGGTTAACAGTAATTCTAATGGGTGGGCCCCACAAGGCGGTTATACTGCATATGCAGTTATTGATAGTTATACGTATAATGTTGCTGGTGGTGGTGTTTCTGGATGTTTGACTTTGTATAATTGCCGCCAAACAACAAATGTAAAATTTTCTCTTTTTCATGCAGCTGGAAAATATTATACTGCTGGGTATTCAGCGCAGTTTGGAGGAGGAACTACTTGGTCAGGGTCTAATGCTGCAGTCGATGGAATACAATTTCTACCAACTGGAGGTTCTATAATTTCCGGATCTGTAGATATATACGGATGGAATTAATAAATGCCAACAAGTTTAAAAAGCTCTAATGTAACATTTCCTGACGGAACAACTCAGACTACAGCAAGAGGCGCTAGAACTCTTCTTACAACTTTAACCGCTTCTAGTAGTGCTTCATTGTCTTATACGGGTTTTAGTGATTCATATAACAATTATGAATTGCTTGTTTACAACATGATGTCAGCAACGTTAAATGTTGGTTTTTATATGCGATATTATTTCGACGGTGGTTTTAATTCTGGCACATATTATTCTACAGGCGTTTGGATCAATCAATACGCAACCACTGGTAGCCCACCATTTGTTCCTGCTAGTGGATATGCTGGTATTGGCGGTTCTGTTGGATATATACCATTAACTTATTCCAATTACGCTTTCAACGGTAGTAGTGCTGGTGTTAGTGGAATGATTAGATTCACAAATTGTCGTAATACTTCTTCTTCAAAGAATTATAATTTTGTTTTATCCGGAATGGATTATACGACAAATTATGCTGCACTTACTTTTGGTGGTGGAACACATAGTTCTTCTACTTCTAAACTTGATGGTTTTCAAATATATTATAGTTCAGGAAATATACAAGCCGGAACTATAAGAGTCTATGGTTGGAACTAAAATAGGAAAATAAATGGCAACTTCAGCAATCAGCAGTGGTGTAAGATATTCTGATTCAACCATACAAACAACTCAATATGGTAATAAACAATTTATAGCAGAATACACTGCATCTAATAGTGCTGCTCTTTATCCAGCGTTCAATACTTCATATAATCACTATGAATTGGTGTTTAATAATCTATTGCCTGTCACACAAAGCACTGGACTATGGTGTTATTTTTATGTTGCGGGTGCCTACAGAGGTCTTAATTATTACAGACATGTTTTGTATGGTATTTACAATAACAATAGTGGTTCTTTTGGTGGTGGTGATTATTCTTATATACCATTGTGTTATAATGGATATTTTGTGAATTATTCTAATGGTGGTGTTTCTGGTAAATTCATTATATATAATACAAGACAAACAACTCATATAAAAAATTATGAATTTTGGATTACAGGATATCTATATACCAGCGGTTATCTCGGTTATCACCATGGTGGTGGATTCTGGGATGGAACGCCTAGTGGTGTAAGCGGTATAACAAACACCATCGATGGTATGCAAATAAATGCACAGTCCGGTAATCTATCTTCAGGTTCAGTAACACTTTACGGTTTTAATTAAAGGATTATAAAATGTCAACAACAGGTTATAAAGCAAGATTTGACACTGACGCAGTAGTTCGTCTTTCTGATAATATGATTATTGGCCCAGAACATGTAGAAGAATGGGCAGATTATCAAGCTTGGCTTGCAGAAGGTAATGTAGTAGAGGACCCGGATCCTATACCATATATGCCGCCATTGACAGTTAGTATTGCATCAGCTTCTAACCCAGATTTAAATGGCGATTATCCTTATGGCACCGAGGTTCAACAGAAAATTTCTTCTATTCTTTTATATATTCAAATGAACAATGCATTCCCAGGAAACTCTAACACATTAGATTGGCCAGATTTTGGTATGAATATTCATACATTTACTAGTGTTCAACAATTTAAAGATTTTGCTAATGCAATTGTTGAGTTTTCTATTAATGCAAGTAATAAAGTGCCAGTGCCTCTTCCTATAAATATACCATAAAATAGATTAAGGGAATCAAATGACTCCGACAACAAGAGCAGAATTTACTGAAAATTGTCTTCGAAGACTAGGTAAACCAGTAATTGAAATTAATGTTGATGAAGATCAAGTTTCCGATCGCATCGACGAAGCTCTGCGTTATTTTTGGGATTATCATTTTGATGGTTCAGAAAAAACATATTATAAAAGACAAATAGATGCAACAGATATATCTAACAAATATATTGCCCTTCCTGATAATATTATTGGCGCTGTAAACATTTTTCCTCTTGGTTCTGCTCTTGGTCTTAATAATCTATTCAATATTCGTTATCAGATTGCTCTTAACGACCTTTATACTCTAACATCTGTTTCAATGGTTCCATATTATATGGCTATGAATCATGTTCAGTTTCTTGAACAAATGTTAGTAGGTCAGCAACCGCTACGATATAATCGTCATAATAATAGACTTTATATTGACATGTCTTGGGATCAGATTGCTGTTGGTAACTATTTGATTGTCGAAGCGTATCAAGTTGTAGATCCAGATGTTTGGACTAAGGCTTGGAGCGATCGTTGGTTGCTTAGATATGCAGCTTGTTTGATTAAACAACAGTGGGGAACAAACCTTAAAAAGTTTGAAGGCATGAAAATGCCTGGAGGTCTAACCTTTAACGGTCAAAAGATTTATGATGAAGCGACAGCTGAAAGAGCAGATCTAGAAAAAGAAATGATTTATTCATACAGCTTACCAGCAACTGATATGATCGGGTAATTATGGCCACTAATTTCTTTTTCAATAATTTTCAGGCTTCTCAGGAACAGCTGTTACTTGAAAATCTAATCATAGAATCTATTAAGATCTATGGCCAGGACATGTATTATCTTCCTAGAACTCTGAATAATTATGATGAAGTTTATGGCGCAGACGATTCGTCAAGTTACGAAGCTGCGTATCCTGTAGAAATGTATATCAAATCAATTGATGGGTTCTCTGGCGACGGAGAATTCCTATCAAAATTTGGTGTCGAAATACGCAATCAAGTTGTATTTTCTATTGCTCGTAGAATATTTAATGAAGAAATTGGTGAGTTTACTACTCAAGTAAGACCAAACGAAGGCGATGTTATTTGGTTTCCATTAAATCAAAGAGCGTTTGTTATTCGTTTCGTGAATAAGTATGAAATGTTTTATCAACTGGGCGCTTTACAAACATGGGAAATGACTTGTGAAGTGTTCGAATATTCTGGTGAAAGATTCAATACAGGTATACCTGAAATCGATGCTTTAGAAAAACAGAACAGTCAAAATATTCTTGATTGGACAATTGATGATGATTCTGACAATGGCCCAATATTGACTGAAGATGGTGATTACCTTATTCTTGAAAATGCAGCTGCAGGCAATGTCACAGCGGATGATAGTATGGAAATACAGGCAGAGTCCGATCAATTTATTGATTTCTCCTCTATAGACCCATTCAGTGAAGGAAATATCTAATGTTTGGCAAACCATTTTATTTCAGCCTCATTAGAAAATACGTAATTCTTATGGGCACATTGTTGAACGATATTCGCATTACAAGAACAGATGCATCAGGTAACGTCACTGCTCTGTTAAAAGTGCCAATTACATACGCAGCAAAAGATAAAATGCTTGCTCGTGTTCTTCAAGATCCTACATTAGATAAAACTAATGCTGTTCCTGCTATGCCTATGATTTCGTTTGAGATGGGTAAAATGGAATATGATGGATCTAGAAAGTTAAACACTATCGGAAGAATAGCTGTTAAAGACGCTGATGACATTAGTAAGTTTAAATATCAATATAATCCAGTACCGTACAATATAAATTTTAAAGCATATATCTATGTAAAAAATGCTGAAGATGGAACTAAAATTATAGAACAAATTCTTCCGTATTTTACTCCAGACTGGACAACTACAGTTAATCTTATTCCTGAAGTAAATGTAACAATGGATATTCCTATTGTTCTGAACAACATCAATCAGATTGATAAATACGATGGCGCATATGTTGAAAGAAGAGCTATTATTTGGGAACTAGATTTCACCCTCAAGGGTTATATCTATGGTCCGATTAAATCTTCTGGTATTATTAAGTTTATTAGAACTCAGTTTTATATACCTTCTACAAATACTGCTGCTGAAGGTAGAGGCGTAACCCCAATGATTGAAAAGGTTACTATTCAGCCAGGTTTGAACGCAAATGGTGATCCAATTACATACACCGGAAAACCAAATGCAAATACTGGCACTTTGCCATATACAGAAATTGACGCTGACGATGATTATGGGTTTATTACTCAAATTTACAACACTGATGAGATTGAATGACAGAAAAAGATGATGATCCTATTGGCAAGGCATTAGGTCTGCCGCCATTAGAATATGAAAAACAAATAGACAATATAATTGCTAAAGCTCATGATGATTCTGCTAGGAATGATTTTGAAGCTGCAAGAGCTAATTTGTATGAAGTAATTCAAACAGGTCAAGAAGCCATTGGTAAATTAACTGAGATCGCAGCAGCTTCTCAGCATCCACGTGCATTCGAAGTCTTGGCCAAACTTATGGATACAGTGGTCAACACTAATAAAGAACTGTTAGATCTTCAAACTAAAATTAGAGATATTGACGCCAAAGATAGTCCTATAAACGAAAAAGCTCAGACTATTAATAACAACTTATTTGTGGGTTCAACTGCCGAGTTACAAAAAGTTCTCAAGGATATGAAGAACAATGAATGAGTTGGTGGGTGGTTATAAGGGTAATGTTCTTCTAAAGAAAACTAATCAGAACATTGAATGGACTCCGGACCTTGTTCAGGAGTATGTAAAATGTCAGAACGATCCTGTTTATTTTACTGAAAATTATATGAAGATTATCTCGATTAACGAGGGTCTTACAAGTTTCAAGTTGTATGGTTACCAGAAAGAAATGGTGACTTCATTTAAAGACAACCGTTACACTATTGTTACTACTGCTCGACAGGCAGGTAAGTCAACAACTACCTGCGCCTTCATCCTTTGGTATATTATTTTTCACCCTGATAAGACCGTAGCCCTACTAGCCAACAAGGGCGATACGGCTCGAGAAATTCTTGGTCGTGTTCAGTTGGCTTACCAGCACTTACCTAAATGGCTCCAGCAGGGCGTTGTTGAATGGAATAAAGGTTCATTCGTTCTTGAAAATAACAGTCGTGTTTTGGCTGCTGCCACTTCTGCCAGCGCCATCCGTGGTTATACCATCAACCTTCTATTCATCGACGAAGCGGCGTTCATTGATAACTGGGACGAATTCTTCACCTCAGTTTATCCTACTATTTCATCAGGTTCAGAATCCAAGATCATTCTAGTTTCTACTCCGAACGGTTTGAACCACTTCCATGCTACTTGGGCGAACGCTGAAAAGGGGACTAACGGATATCATCCAATTCTAGTCAATTGGCAAGCAGTTCCTGGTAGAGATGAGAAGTGGAAAGCTGACACTTTAGCGGGTATGAACTTTGATCTTGAAAAGTTTGATCAGGAGTATAACTGCGAATTCCTAGGTTCATCCGGAACTCTAATTGCTGGTTGGAAGCTCAAGGAATTAGTTTCTCAGAATCCAATCTTACAAAAAGATGGTCTAACTCAGTTCAGAGCAGTAGAACCTAATCATGTTTATATGATGGTTTGTGACGTTTCTCGTGGTAAAGGATTGGACTATTCAGCCTTTCAGTTGATAGATGTTACTTCTATGCCTTATCAACAAGTGGGCGTTTATAGGAATAATGCTATCACCCCGCTAGATTATGCCGACATTATCCACCGAACCGCTAAGGCGTATAATAATGCTTCAGTTCTTGTTGAGGTTAATGACATAGGTGAACAAGTCTCAACTTCTCTCAACTATGATTTTGGGTATGAGAATGTTCTGTTTACCGAAAACGCTGGTAGGTCCGGCAAAAGAATAACTACTGGGTTTGGAGGCGGCAGCGTTGACAAGGGCATTAGAACTACCAAAATTGTAAAATCTATTGGGTGTTCTATCCTAAAACTACTGATTGAGCAAAACCAGTTGATAGTAAACGACGTAAACACCATCAGTGAATTAGGCACCTTTTCTAAAAAAGGAACTTCGTACGAAGCAGAGTCCGGTAAACACGATGACTTGGTTATGTGTCTGGTTCTGTTTGCTTGGCTCTCGGACCAGCAATATTTTAAAGACTATACTAATATCAACACTCTTATGTCACTAAGGGACAAAACCGAAGAAGATATGGAGCAAGATTTGGCTCCTTTTGGGTTTGTGGACTCTGGAAGGGACGATTTTATTGAAGAAGATTATGAAAGATTTGTCGGTGATTCTTGGATGTGGAACCAACCTCAGGACTTCTAAAAAAGCCCATTTTATAAATATAAAAAATTCATAATTGCAAGTTCTCGCAAAAGGGAGAAAAATAAATGGCTTTCCAACTATCACCTGGTGTAAATGTATCAGAAATCGATCTTACAACCGTTGTTCCTTCAGTAGCCACATCTGACGGTGCCTTTGCTGGCGTATTCCGTTGGGGTCCAATAGGTGAACGTGTTCTCATCTCAACAGAAGACGATCTTGTAAGAAGATTCGCCAAGCCAACTAATTTCAACGCTGAAACTTGGTTTACAGCTGCAAACTTTTTGGCATATTCAAATCGTCTTTATGTTTCTAGAGCAGCAAAAGTAGATGGAGCTACTCCTGGCCCTCTAACCTTTGTTCTTGCAGCAAATTCATCAGTTTCAAATAACATCTTGACTAGTGGAACTGGAGCAAATGTTGCTAATTTGGGTCTAACCGTTGGTATGTATATCAACCAGACAACTAATTCAAGCATAATTGCAGCCTCAAATGCATTTTCTATTGCTGCTATTAACACAACAGCTATTGTTCTTAACCAGAATATATTCACTACAACTACTGGTTCAATAACTGGCACAGCTAATGCAGATATCTATTTTGGTCGTCCAGATACTGCTTATACAGCTGTCGGCTTTGATGATTCTACAGGAACTCCGTTCGTAGCTAATCTAGTAAATCAGATTGTAAAAAATCGTAATGTTTATACTGATATCGATGGCAATTTTGATGCCGACGTTATTTACGTAGCAAAGTATCCAGGTTTGATGGGTAACTCTTTGAGAGTTGCTATCTGCGATAATGCAAACAGCTATCAAGCAAATATTGCATTGACTAATCGTATTGAATTTAGAATAGGTTCAAATACAGGTCTCGTTAAATTCGTTGGTAATACTTCTACTAATGCATCTATTACTACAGTTCAGAGTCAGATAGCTGCTGGCGATAGAATTTTGGCTGGTAATAGCACTATTGGTTATCAGTACCTTCAAGTTAAGAGAACTTCTGTTACAACAAATGTAACAGCCAACGTTTCAATTAGCGGAAATAATAACGTTAATACAAGTACTGATTTTATCACAGTTACTAAAAATCCGTTCTCTAATGGTGATGCCGTTGTTTATTCTAACAACGCTGGCGATGCTGTAATTGCTGGTCTTACTAATGGTACAACTTACTATGTAATTGAAGCCAATAACACATCATTCAGACTATCAACAACACCATTTGGAAACAGAGTAAATCTTGTTCAGACTAATGGAGCAAACAGTAAGTTCCTTGCCAATACTTCTACATTGAATATTGGGTTTGAGGATCCTTATAGACTACGTTCAAACTATACTTTCAATAAAATTCAAAGATTTTGGGAATTCTTTGACGTAGTTGATGGAGCTCCTGGACAGTCAGAATGGCAGCTTTTTAACGGTAACACATCAGCAAACGATGAACTTCATGTCGTTGTAGTTGATAATAACGGTGCCTTTACTGGCGTTCCTGGTCAAATCCTAGAAGTTCATCAGAAACTTTCAAGAGCCACAGACGCTAAGAACGAAGATAACTCTGTAAATTATTACAAGACAGTTGTCAACGAAGGTTCTCAGTATATTTGGTGGGCAAACGATAGAGCAACTGCTCGTTCTAATAATGCTATAAATCTAACTTCTTCAACTTCTTCAAGACCTGCAAGTGTTCAGTTCTCACTGGGCGCTGATGGTCTTTCTGAAGAAAACGCCACTATTGATATTCTTGGTGAAGCATACGATCTATTCGTTTCACCTGAAGATATCGATATTTCTCTTGTTCTTCAAGGTCGTCCAACTGGTGGAATGACTATTTCTGAAGACGAAGATGGTAACGAAGTAACTGTTTATAATCATGAATTAGCAAATTATATTATCGATAATATTTGCGATATCAGAAGAGACTGTGTCGCTCTTATCTCGCCTGATAAGAGAACTGTAGTAAACAACACAGGTAATGAGGCTGCAGATCTTGTTGCTTGGAGAAATGTAATTCATGATTCTTCATACGCAATTCTTGATTCCGGTTACAAGTATCAGTATGACCGTTATAACGACGTTTATCGTTGGATTCCTCTAAATGGTGATATTGCTGGATTGTGTGTAAGATCCGACGCTTCAAGAGAAGTTTGGTTCTCACCTGCAGGTTTCAACCGTGGTCAGATTAAGAACCTAGTTAAACTAGCATTTAATCCACGCAAGGCAGAAAGAGACACTCTTTATGTTAAGAACATAAATCCAGTTGTAACTTTCCCAGGCCAAGGAACTATCTTGTATGGCGATAAGACTCTACAGTCTAAGCCATCTGCGTTTGATCGTATCAATGTTCGTAGACTATTCATTGTTCTTGAAAAGGCAATTGCTATTTCAGCTAAATATTCACTATTCGAGTTCAATGACGCATTTACTAGAGCGCAGTTCAAGAACCTAGTAACACCATACCTACGCAATATTCAGGGTAGACGTGGTATTACTGACTTCTACGTTGTTTGTGACGATACAAATAATACGCCACAAATTATCGACAGCAATCAGTTTGTCGGTGATATCTATATTAAACCTGCGAGAAGCATTAACTTCATCCAGCTTAACTTTATTGCTGTTCCAACTGGAGTGCAGTTTACTGAAGTTATCGGAAAGTTTTAATAAATAGATAAAATCTCAAAGGAGTAAAATAGATGGCTTTCAATATTAATCAATTTAAGGCACAGGGTCTAGTTTATGGTGGAGCTAGACCCTCCCTCTTCCAAATTAATGTTGCTCCTCCAGTTGGCATTCCGTTAAATCCGGAAGCCTTCAGAAAGTTCGTTTTCACATGTCGTGCAGCCGAACTACCTGAATCAACTGTTTCTAACATCGAAATTCCTTATTTCGGTCGTAAGATTAAAGTTGCTGGAGAAAGAACTTATGCTGATTGGTCAGTAACAGTCATGAACGATGAAGATTTCTCTGTTCGTTCAATGTTCGAAGCTTGGCTAAACGGTATTAATACTGTAATTTCAAACGTTCGTGTTCCAACTGCTTCTGCCGAACAGTATAAAACACTAATTGACGTAACACAATATAGTAAGGATGGCGATGTCCTTCGTGAATATCAGCTCTGGGGCGCTTTCCCAACACAGCTAAGTGGTATTGGTCTAGGTTGGGATTCTGGTAATAATATTGAAGAGTTTACTGTAAACTTTGCTTATGATTATTGGATTCCAACAGTTGAAGACGCTTCAGTTAAAACATCAGGTAAGGTTACTACTTATCTTGCTGAAACTGAAGTTGGGCCTCAATCGGTACTATAATAAATACTTTATATTATTGAAGAGGGGAGTTAATCTCCCCTCAATACTTGGAGAAAAAATTTGGCAGAATTATTCGGCTTCGAACTCAGAAAAAAACGTCCAGACATAGAGTTACCATCATTTGCTCCTCCAAAGGACTCAGATGATGGTGCAGTAGTCGTATCAGCAGGTGGTGCTTTTGGCACTTATGTTGATCTCGATGGCACTGTTAGATCTGAAGCAGAGTTAGTAACAAAATATCGTGAGATGTCATTACAACCAGAATGTGATGCCGCTGTTGACGAAATTGTTAATGAATCTATTTCAATTGACGAAGAACATATTGTTCAAATTAATCTTGAGCAGTTAAATGTTAATGAAAATATTAAAAAGATTATTCGTGACGAATTTCAATATTGTCTAAACCTTTTAGGGTTTAACAAATATGCTTATGAAATTTATAGACGCTGGTATATTGATGGTCGTTTATATTATCATGTTATTATTGATGATAAAAATCCAGCAGCAGGTATCAAAGAAGTAAGATACGTTGATCCACGTAAGATTCGTAAAGTCCGTGAGGTCCAAAAGAAAAAGATTCAAGCCAATAATCCAGGCGATGCAGTTGTAACTAAGACAGTTAATGAATATTTCATTTTCAATGACAAAGGTTTCAACTTCGGAAATAAAGCAGTTGGTCCATCAACAACAGGACTAAAAATTGCTAAGGATTCTATTTTACACGTTGTGTCTGGTCTTACTGACAATCAAGGCACAATGGTTTTATCTTATCTACATAAAGCAATCAAGCCGCTTAATCAGTTAAGAACATTGGAAGACGCTCTAGTTATTTACCGTCTTGCTCGTGCACCAGAACGTCGTATTTGGTATATTGACGTTGGTAATCTTCCTAAGATGAAGGCAGAGCAGTATGTTCGTGACATTATGGTTAAGCATAAGAACCGTCTAATTTACGACGCAC